GCCCGGGCCTTGTTAAATCCATTTGGTGTGTCTAACTGCACTCCAGACCGGCTAACCCACACATTCCCGGCGAGAGTTGGGTCTCTCTGACGTATGGCCATTAGTCGGGATGCGATGCCCTGGTATCCTTCACCGGCCAGATAGGCCACGGATGCCTGGCGAACTTTTCGTCCGCCCCAATCTCGACCGGCGGCTACATGCATGATGAGCGAGAGCACGAAAAATGTTTTTCCCCCGCCAGAAGGGCCAAACACCATGGCGGTAGATGCTCGGGGAAGCCACCGTTTTACGAGCCAGCGGAGCGGCTGGGGCTGTGCGAGCAGGTCGTCGATATGGACTAGCCACTCACCGGACTGGATGCCTAGCAGTGTGGTTAGGTTGCCGCCGGCCTGGGCGTAGTCGTTGACGTCTCCTGGCTCCGGGGGAGTGATGACGATAGCGCCGGTGAGTTCGGCTGCTTTTGCGGCGTATTTTTGGCCGGTTCCTTCTGGTGCGTGATGGTTAGGTAGATCGTGATCGGCGATAATTGTCATGGGGACGCCGAGGGAGGACACGTATTCGGCGACGGCGGGCAGGTTGTGTGCGCTATAGCTCCAAAATACTGGCGACCCGGTAGCCTCATGCACGGTCGCAGCTGTCGCGAACCCTTCGGCCACATAGACCAGTTTGGCGCCTGAAATATCCCCGGCGAACCCGAAACAGCCTGACACCCGCCCGCCAGCCAGGAACCTTTTGCTCCCGTCCGGCGCGATAAACTGGAGAGAGCATATCTCCCCATCCGGTGAGTACATAGGGAGGACAAGGCGACTGTCTGGCGAGACCTTCGCTCCGTTGGCTTTTACACCTTTTCTCTCTAGGTACTCGTGTTCCTCGGCGTCGGTAGATTCACCCCAAACCTCACTGGCGACCCTGGCGGCATGTGCCTGCTTCGCCTGTTCCTGTCTGGCGCGCTCCCGCTTCGCCTGCTCAATCCTAGCGAGGATAGCATCCTGCTCTTCCGGTGTGACATCTCTGCCAACGTTGGCGACCCAATTCTCACGGACACCTGTAGACCAACAACCGAATGTGCCGGCGGGGATATTGTCGCCGAATGCGATATACCAGTTGACCTCATCCTCCCCGAACCGGTGAATTTTGCCGTCCATGATGACGGAATCACACTGTATGTCGTATGACGCCATTGCGTCACGTAGTTGTCGTTCTGGTGGATCGATGTCCTCAGGTCTGTCGTCGAGCGTGATAACTAGTCCCATTGCGGGCAGTATTAGCACGGAACATAGTCGATGTGCAAGGGAGAAAATCTCTTGACAGGCCAGGTGATGTCGTGCTAGTTGTTTGGTCCTAGGAGAAATGAATGGCAATCAATTTAAAAACAACGAATCAATTAGCATCAAATGGCGTTAAAATACTCGTGTATGGAGAGGCTGGCAGCGGGAAAACCAGGCTGGTGCCCACTCTGCCGAATGTAGTGGCTCTATCTGCAGAGGGTGGGCTCCTGTCGATCAAAGACAGTAACACGCCCTATATCGAGGTGGGGTCATACACTGACATCACCGACGCATATGAGTGGCTCACTGGCAGTCAGGAGGCGGAGCAGTTTGAGTCAGTGGCCCTTGACTCGATTAGCGAGATCGCCGAAGTGGTGCTGATGTTCGAAAAAAAGCGGAATAAAGACCCCAGAGCTGCATACGGGGCTATGATGGAGCAAATGTCAGACCTCGTGCGGAGCTTCCGTGATTTGCCTGGACGTAACGTTTATTTTTCAGCGAAGCTAGACAAGGCGCCCGACGAAAAGGGCCATTTGCTCTACTCAGCGTCCATGCCCGGAAAATCTACCGCCAGAGACCTGCCATATTTTTTTGACGAAGTCTTCGCACTCCGTACCTTCTTGACTGATGAAGGAAAAAAAGAGGGGGCTCTCTATACGTCGGGTGACGATTCATGGTCCGCCAAAGACCGATCGGGTAAACTGGAGGAATGGGAGCAACCAGACCTTGGGGAAATCATCCGAAAGATTACGGCATGAGCACAGACCTCAAAGAAGCTTGGAAGCTGGCCAAGCAACGAGAGGCAGAGTGGCGCGAGGAGAGGCTGAGGATTGAGGCGGAGATGGTAAAGGGATTCCCGGCCGATCACGAAGGCACCGAGGACATTGGTGGCATCAAAATCAATTTCAAGCACACGAAAAGGGTCGATAAAGACGCACTCTTAGCAGAGGCTGAGGCGGCGCGCATCCCGGGTGACCGACTTGGTGAGCTATTCCGTTGGAAGCCAGAAATCGACGCGAAGGCGTGGAAAAGCGCTAGCGAATTCGAAAAAACCGTGCTAGGTAGAGCCATCGAAATCAAACCCGCTAAGCCGAGCTTCAGCGTGTCAAAGTAAAAACAAGGAACAAGGAAAAATGGGACTAAATATTAATCTAGAAGACCTGCCTGAAAATGAATCGAGTTTCGAACCGATTCCTGCTGGCACCTATTCTGCTGAGATCAAGGCGGCGGAATTCAAATTTAATGCCGCAAGAACAGGGCGATATCTCAATCTGCAGTGGTCAATCACTGGGGAAAACTACACTGGACGAGTGATTTTTGACATGTTCACGATCGAAAACCCGTCAGAGCAAGCAGTGAAAATCGGTCGCCAAAGCCTTCGCGAGCTGATGGAGGCTATCGGCGTCAAGAGCCTATCGCTGCCAGACGACACTGGACCAGTAGACCAACTGGTAGGAGCGCAGTGCGACATCCGCGTGAAGGTCAAGCCGGCGAAAGACGGGCACGACGCCCGAAACGATGTCAAGGGCTATCGCTCGAATGGTAGTGCTAGACGGCTCCCGGACACGTCTAGTAGTGCTGCGCCTGCTTGGTTGAGAAAGTAAGCCAGAGAATTTTACCCCAAGCCCATACCCTAGCCGGTTGGGCTTTTGGGGTAGGAGGATGTATGATAGACACAGACACAGAATTCACGGAAACCACAGTAGTGGTGGTAAGCGACACTGGTGGGGGGTGGTCGGTTAAAATGTCTAATGGCTACTGGCTATTCGTGGCGAGCAGCGAGAACGACATTAGGCCGAACGTTGGTGGGGTAATGCGCCTATATGGCAAAGGGGTCGGATACCCAATCAGGGGGGTTATCATTGATGACGTTGTGTATCGCTACCAAAGCGCCGAGGCCCACGAGATTGAGCGGACCCAAATACGAGCAAGACTTACGTCGGAACGTGAGGAAGCTGACGCCAAATTCGTCAGTTCCGAGAAAGAGAAGCCAGCTGAATTTAAGAAGAAAAACTGGGATACATGGGAGAAAATTATTAAAGCAAACTCAAGCGATCCATACAGTTACGCCTGCGTTTTATTCGCCGCAAAATGGGCTGCCACAATGGAGAAGAAGCTCATGGGTGGTGCAAAAATTGCTGACGTAGCGGAAGAGGCCTCATACGAGGCGGATAACCATGGGATCACTGGTTATATGTATGGATACGCGCTTTCGGTGCTTGTCAGCACCTGGGAGCATGGCAGCGAACTCGCCTCCATTCTCGATCCGGGGTCTGGGGCGTGATCGACGAAAAGACTGCGGTCAGAATTCGCGCCGCAATTGGCCTACTAACTCAGGAGGTAGCCCAGGCAGTAAGGGATGTGGAGTGTGAGGAGTGATATTAGCGACAGCAATAGCATTAGGTGTAGCCTTCGGCTGCCTGGAGATGATTGAAACACGGTTACACAAGGACAATAGGGGGCTATGGATCATGACGGCCATTTTTCTTCTATTTGCTCTAATTACCCTTCTATAGGAATAAATGACCAAAGAAGATTACACACCACAACAACTATACCCGGGCCTTGATTGGCAACGGTCCAGAGCCCCAGAAATGGGCACGGATATCCAAATTGATAAATGGGTCACGTGCGTCGGGGGCGAGTATGCGCGGATCCTGCGAGTGGTGTTAGAAGACAATACAATGTGGTGGGAGGGAGGGTATAGGGGGCGGTCCAACATTAAGAAAGTGACCGAAGAAGGGGCTTGCGAATGGTTGCGTAATGAAATTGAAAATCTGCGCGACGCGCTAATTGAGGTTACCGGCTATGAATGAGAGGGAACGCGTGATACTGGCGATCGCCAAACTTGATCTGAAGGATGCTAAGATTGTCTACGACTACATGGATAGGATTGAATCTCTGGAGAGAGAAGTTGTGCAGCTGAACAATTGCGTCCGGCACTTAACAAATAGAACAACGTACCTGTACGAGCGTAAATGATAATCAAACCAGACGTAGACATAGCCCGCCTGATCGACTCCGCGCATGAGAAAAAGCAGGAACCACCGAGAGAACATCTAGGCTGTTCAGAGGTGGGGCACCATTGCGAGCGATGGGTATGGCTGAAGTTCAGGTGGGCTATAATTGAGGACGCAGAGACGAAATCCGAAGCAGTAGATAAGGCGAACAAGGATCCAGTTATACGCACTTACGGACAGCTAATGCGCCTGTTTCGCAGGGGACACAATGAAGAGGATGTGATCGTCTCAGATCTTGAGATGATAGGTATTGAGGTCACCAATAGGCAGGCGCGGGTGGTATTTGGTGGACACCTATCTGGATCGATCGACGGGGAAGCACGTAATGTTCCTGGCGCAGAGGAGACCGCGCACCTGCTGGAATTCAAGTCGCACAACAAGAAAAGCATGAACGAACTAGAAAAGCACGGCGTTGAGGCTTCAAAACCACAGCATTGGCTCCAGTGTCAACTAGGCATGCTAGGCCGGGAGCTTGAGCGAACTCTATACGTAGGCGTTTGCAAGGATGATGATCGTTATCATTTTGAGCATGTCAAACTAGACCGGCAAGCTGCGATTGAAATCCGGGACAAGGGTGTCGCCCTCTCGATGTCCGAGTCAGCTCCTAATAAAATCAGCAACCGCCCTGAATGGTGGCAATGCAAAATGTGTGCGGCTCACGGGATGTGCCATGAGAAAAAGCCCACCAAAGAGGTGAATTGCAGGACCTGCGCTCACTCTACGCCGCTGGATGGTATGAAGTGGCATTGCGCCAAATGGGATAGCGAGATACCTCTAGAGGGGCAGCGAATAGGCTGCGATTGGCATGTTTTCCACCCTGACCTAGTGCCCTGGAAAATGAGTAGCATCGGTGAAAATTGGCATGTAGCGTATGATGACCGAATCAATGGGCACCCCGAGCTAGAGGGGGCAATCACTAGTAGGGATATGTTAGATTGATTCTCCGAGATTATCAGCAAAGGGCCGTGGATTTAACACTCGACTGGCTGCAAAACAACGACGGTCACCCATGTATTGAGATCCCGACGGGGGGTGGGAAAACGATCGTGTTGGCGGAGTTCTGCCGCATAGTCACCAGCCACGGCGGGAAGGTTTTGGTGCTGACGCACGTTAAAGAGTTGATTGAGCAAGGCTTCAAGACGGCTTCTGTCCATTTGCCTAACGTCGGAATAGGGGTGTATTCAGCCGGGCTAAAACGCCGTGAATTAGGCTACCCGGTGACATTCGCTGGCATTCAGTCGATGCGTAATAAAGCCCATCTATTGGGTCATATAGACGTAGTAATCATTGATGAAGCTCACCTTCTCAACCACAAGGATGAGGGCATGTATCGAGCGCTAATCAGCAGCTTGGCCAGTACTAATCCTCAACTGAGAGTAATTGGGCTCACCGCTACGCCGTATCGAATGGGGCACGGGTTGATCACAGATGGCGACGCGTTGTTCTCTGAGATTATCAGGCCAACATCTATCGAGGAGTTGATTTACAAGGGGCATCTCGCCAAGCTTCGATCAAAACTCACTGGCATGACGTACGACGTATCAGGCGTCAAAAAGTCTGGAGGCGACTTTGCCTCAGGTGAGCTGGAGAGGAATGTAGACACCGATCAGCAGAATGATGCCATCGTCAGGGAGACTATTGCAATCGCTGGTGAGCGTAGGCATTGGTTGTTTTTTTGCTCAGGTGTTGCGCATGCTATACATATGCGTGATGTGTTTCGGGCCTACGGTATCACGTGCGAGTGCGTGCTAGGTAGCACGCCGGATCATGAGCGCGACGACATCATCGCGAGGTATATGCGAGGTGAATTTATTTGCCTAACGAATAACTCGGTACTAACCACCGGATTTGATTTCCCGGATATCGATCTGATCGGGCTATGCCGACCGACCATGAGTCGGAGCTTGTATTTCCAAATGGGTGGCCGCGGGCTGCGACCTAAGAGCCATACGGATCACTGCCTCGTTCTGGACTACGCCGGGGTAGTTGCGCATCACGGGCCGATCACTGCAGATGGTGACGCAGGACAGAAAAAATCAGGCAGCGGTGAGGGGGAGGCTCCAGTCAAGCTGTGTGACCAATGCAACGAAATAGTTGCAGCCGGTGCCCGGGTTTGCCCAACTTGCGGGTATGAGTTCCCGCCACCAGAGAAAAAAGAACTCACACTCCACAATGATGACATCATGAGGATCGAGTCAAAAAAAATGGAGATAGAGAGCTGGTCGTGGTGTCAGCATATGAGCCGAAACTCAGGCAGAATGATGCTTCGGGTGTCCTATTACGGGAAAGACCTGGTCGACCCAACTATCCATGAGTATCTGTGTCTGAGACACGAGGGGTACGCCCGCGCGAAGTCCGAGCGTGAGCTGCAGTCCCTGGCTGATAAGTTTAGAATCAACCTCAACCCCGATGACGATCTAGACGCGCTTGCGGGGGTGCTCAACTCCTACTATCCTCCTGAGGGGCTAGTTTACAAGCCCGATGGTAAATTTTTCAAGATCATCTCAAAATCTTGGGGACCGCCACCGGAATACAATAATGTGTTTGGCGATGGCGATGATGATATCCCATTTTGACTTGACGCCGGCCAGTTAACCTGATAGGGTTCCGCATGCCAAAGTTGATTGTTGAATTCGCCGCAGTAGACGGTGATGTGATGATGGTGGTAGGTGATAGGGAGTTTTGGTGGACTATCGACCAATTCGCCGAGCTGCTGGAAATGGCGAGCGATTGCCTAGGTGACGCAATCGAGCAGAGAGGTGGGGTGTTGGAAAAATGAACGAACGAAAAAACTATCCGATTCTCCCGTTGGACCGAGAGGCACGGAAAGGCTTGCCGGTTTGGTCAGGAGTTATGGGGCCGAACTATTTCCATGACGCGTTCAAGGAGCTAATCCGCTTCCACGCAAATGACTATGACTACTCTAAGCGCTTTATTCATGTCGACCTGTGCTTTGCTAGCCTCTCTATCCCGGGGGAAGTTCGCCGAAACTCACTGATTCAACTGGCAATGTGGGCCACTCATGAGCTTGACAGGGAACTTGGAGGCGAAGAAAAAGACGAGGAGGCTTTCTTTTTAGAGCGATACAGTAGGGCGATAGTCGAGCTATCCAGATGCTCGGTGGCTGGTAACGCTCAGCATTGCAACGGAAAGGGCCTGGTTTGGGACCGCAATAAATCGAGTGATCATGAAAACTGCGCACTTCGTCATTTATTTGACCACGGCACAGTCGATACTGACGGGGTCCGTCACACTGCAAAGGTTCTCTGGCGCGTACTGGCAATGCTGCAGTTAGAAATCGAGCGGGACAACGGGGGAAGGTCACGCGCGTTTCTCAAATCGACCTATGAGTTCATTGACATTTATGGAGTCCTGTGCCAAGCGCATAGACTGAATAATGAAGCCTTTGAGTTAAGGTGTCTACGATGGTCAAATGTATATTCACGTCAAGACTGGTCGAAATGGATTGCCCTTCGTTTTGATGACGCTGCGGAGGTGTTGGTAGGCCGCACGTTAGCTCCGAATGACATCGAGAAGATCAAAAAACTGAAGGTGACCAATGAAACCTCAAAATAGGGCTTTTTTTAAGCATTTCGGCAGCAAGGGGCGCATCTCAGCCAAGCTCCCACAGCCGAGATTCAAAACGATAATAGAGCCATTTGCTGGCTCAGCTGCTTATTCGGTGAGGTACGCCACGCCGGATCACCGCGTAATCCTAACTGACACTGATGAGCGCGTCTGTATGGTGTGGGATTTCCTGATCCGCGCGTCGCCCGCAGACATCATGTCGCTACCAGTGGATCACTTTCTGAAAGGTGGAGATCTCCGGGAACTGAATCTGGACGAGCCAAGAAGGCTGTTTATCCAGCGCTGGTTGTCTATCTCAGGCAGCCACTCGAACCGACTCGCTCCGTGCCTACTCGGCGACAGAAACGGCCATGCAGGGAACACCTGGTCACACAAGGCTCGAGCCAGGGTCGCCAGTCAAGTCGACAGTATCCGCAGTTGGAGCATTCGGTGCGTGCCATACACGGCCATTGATAACCTTACTGCGCATTGGCATATCGACCCACCATACCAAAGCAACGCGCATGGTAACGCTGAGTACAAGCACGAACCAATAGACTATGGTGAACTAGCTACATGGTGTCGCGAGCGCCGAGGTGATGTCACGGTGCATGAGCAACTTGGCGCTAATTGGCTGCCGTTTGAGACCCTGGACCCAAATGCGAGAACTAGCAGCATAGGTCGAGATAAGACCCTGAAAAAAGCTCACGAAGTTTACTGGACTAACAATGGCATATCAAAATAATCTATTTGGGATAGACGTCATGCAGGACCGGTCGGGCAGGATCGATAAAGCCGACCGGCCGCCAACGACTTACGCCGAATGTGAGCCCAGACGCCATCTCCGTCTACTGCCTCCTGACGACCCTAAGGCCGAGCGTTGCCAGGCATTCAATTGCGAATTCAATCTGATAGGCCAGATTGGTCAGTTGCGCGAGCCTGAAGCGGTCGAGGCGATTAGGCGGCGATATGACGAGAATCGGTGTGAGTCATGTATGCTAGATGCAGTGCATCAGGTCGACGAATTGGGTCGCACGCATTGGGAAGCGCAAGATGCGGACGATATATCTGTCCTGCTTGGCATCCCACGCGAGATCGTCTCATCAAAAGTAGCTGCGGTCATGCATGTGGCTCGCCAGATCTTTCGCGGAGAAACTCCAGCACCTGCCGTTGACAATCCAGAGAGCCACGAGCAATAAAGTGGCTTCGGCCTAGGTTCTCCAGCTTGCGCTTGAAGTCCTTCTGTTCTTTGCTCACGCGGTATGTTTCCTGGCGCTTCATTTCGATGAACAGGTCCCAGTCCAGGACGTATAAATCGAACACGCCCTTTAATACGCCCTCAAGCTTTAGATCGTTGCCGGACTTTTTGCTTCTTGGTCCACCGTTCGGGATAGCGTAAATGATCACGTCAGGGAACAGCCTGCGGAACCAACGAATGAAATCCCGTTGTTCCTCATGCTCGGTGGGCTCTCTGTTAGTTGGTAGTTTCCAGGGTTCAGCCACGGACTAGTCTCCCCTCAACCTTGCACCGCCCGTCAATGATAGGCACGGGCACACAGTAACCGTTTCCCTGCTCATCAAAGTCCACGTACCCGAAGCCATGCTGCCAATCGTTGTGCGCAAGAGAACGCTGCCTATAGTCGATTGAGTCGAATCTTCCTAGCCACCCTACATTCATGCAAACCATCGTCCCACCACGCTTGGTTCCCTGATACGCCACTCCCAGTCGGTGAGTGTGCCCGATCACTAGGTTATGACCGTACCTTGTGATAGATTGCTGCATCGCTTGTGCGCCGCTGCGCCCAACATCGTGGGTAAAATCAATCTTTCCGATCGAGTATTCATCTCTATATAGCGTGTGTCCCCACCCGCGTTGCTCTAGCCTCAGCATTCCAGCAATCGTGGGAGCCAGCCCGTAGAGTTCGGGAGCGTGCTTAGCGATGTAACGGTCGTACCTGTTCTCGTGATTCCCCTCAATAAACATCACGTTGCGCCCAAACATTCCCTCGATTATGTCGAGCAATTCGTTCGACCCGTCGATCTCGTCTTTCATGGTTTCGCGTCTGGCCGGGGACTTATCGTGGCTAGAGACCGTGTACAGGTCTGTGAAATCCCCGTCAATTACCAGCTCGTTAGGCTGCAATTGGTAGGCCGCTTCAAGAAAACAATCCACTGCTCTAGGATCGTGAAATGGGGCGTGAGTATCCGGCATCACTAGTGCGCGGTATGAGGTTGTTTTCATTCTTTATCTCCAGTTCTCAAGAAAAAGCCACCAAGGCCTAACTAGACCATGATGGCATGAAGTTCCCTCTTTTATCCCCGACTAGTCGGCCAATAGTTTTTCGCAGTCCACCCACTCGGCGTCAGTTCGGAAACGTTGCCCGATCACCGAGTCTAGCGGCCTAGGTTGCCACGTGAGACCTTCGCCGCGAGCTCCGCACCAATCTGGCTCGGGTCTTCCGCCGTTCTGCTGACTAGCAAAATGGCAGAGCATTGTGATGTGTTTTTCCTGGCAATGCATTTGAGCTTGCAACTTGTCGCGTTGAGCTTGCTCGTTTTTCAGTCGCTCATCGGTGCTCTGCATGTGCGCTTCTATTTGCCTTCCTAGCGCGGCGAATTCGGCACTCATCTTGGCGCTGGCCCCGTTCGCTTCGGCGATTACCTCGACGATTTCAACGGCGCCCTGCTTCCCGCCTAGAGCCAAAAACACACAGATAGCGGCGATAGCAATACCGGCCGGCGACCATTTTGCAGCGGCGGACAGAAGGTGCTTAGTGTCCATCCCGGCGATCGTTACGCCGGACTTGGGTGGCGGTGCCTTGGTTGGCTCATACCCCGGGTGTAGGCGTCGAGGATCATCAGCCACGGTCGTCCTCCAATCGGGTAACGCGCTCTTCAAGGTCGCTTAACCGCACACCGTGCACGCCTATCTCCTGGCCGTGGGTGGTCTGCTGCTGGCGCACAACACTCACATCTCTGGCGACGCCGGTGAGCTTTTTTGACACGGCGGCAAGAGCGTCGGCGACCTCTCCTAGACGCAGGATAGCGTCAACTAGAGGGTCACTCGGGTCGTTGTCCGGCGGTCCAGCCGGCATGGTGTCTCGTGCGTCACTCATCGAAATCACCGTCCCTCATGTCATCCGGTGTCAGTCCTGGCGTGATGTCAGGAGACAGCTCGGATAGCAATGGTTCGACCGAAAAGAACGCCGAGAACTCACCGCGAGGCCTTTCGACTTCCTGTACCCGGTCCTGCAAATTCCCGTCGACTGTACGCACGGTGTCGCCGTCAACGCTGGCCACAATGGCGTGATGCTGCACCGGCTTGTCGATGTACGCGATGTCGCCGGGCTTCGGGTCGGAGGTCATCGGCAGCTTAGAGGCGAACCCTTTCCCGTAGACCCATTTAATTTCTGGCGCAATACCAGCTTGATGAAGGCACCAAAGCGCGAAAATGCCACACCAGGACACGCGTGAGCCAGGATGGTCCGCTGTCCGTCCGTCGGTGTATTTATCCCATCTATTGGCGCCAAGCTCTGCCCGAGCGACTTCCAATATCACTCCTCTAATAAAGCTCATCCGCCCCTCAGTTCTTTTTCGGGCAGACGCTTAGCCTCCACGGCGGCGAGAGCAAGATGCTTGCGTATCTCTCTCGGGTCCTTGCCGTGGTAGGCGTCAATCAGCTCTTTGACTAATAGGTAAATGTCCCTCGCAACGAAGAGGATTCTGGGAAACATAGTGAAACTTCCGCTTTCTGGCGGTCGATCAGAAAATCTGTCGAACACTCGCCAGATACATTGTTACCACATTTGCTACGAGACAATTGGTAATTGTACTCAGCTTCGGCCAAGCAGCCGGCCTCATCTACTGTGTATTCAGGAGCTGGCGTACCGCATGACACAAGCAGACTGGCCAATAGGAGTAGATGGTAATTTTTCATGCCCACAGTACCAGGATTTGGGTGGCAGTCGTAGCGCTCTTGATACCGGTGTACTGACCGAAAATGTTAGCGGGCGCAGTGAGCACAATGGTAGAATCGACATCGTCGCGCCCGGTGAGAATGATGGTTCCTGCGCCGAATACCTGGACGCATACGGCCGGCCCGTTGTTTCCGTTATCGGTGAGCAGGTCTACGTCGCCTGAGATTGACGCGTAGTGCTTTTGAGTGGAGGGGAATTCTTGTGATGATATTGGTGTCATAGTGAGTATATTCCGTATCTAGCCCGAAGCTCGGTCAGTATCTCTCCGTCTTCAGCTGGGGCAACGCCGTCAATCCGCTGGAAATGCGCCAGCTTTTCCCCCCATGACCCTGTTCCGATTCTGTTAGCGAGGAGGGTTAGGCCAGTGAGGCTGTTAGTTCCAGGTGATATCCCGGTGAAGCTGATCACGCTCTTGCCGTGTGGCTCAATTAGCATGCTCGATGCAGCGCCATTGAAAACAAGGCGGATTATGCACGGTGAAAGCGCGGGGATTGCTACGTTCGGGTTTCCATTTGCGCCCGCGTACATGTTCGGGCGCCGCTTGGAGCCGTCTGTGAGATTTTGCAACAATTGGCGATTTGTCGCATCACCACCCGAATCGAACAGTGTCAGGTCAATCGAATCATCGGCCCACTCGCACGCGATATAGTATGTAGCGGCACCGGCTTTCGCCCCGCCAGCAAACGTTGCGAGCTGTAGGTAATCGCCGCTAGCACCCTGTATCGCCCCGCGAGTTTGGCGCCAACTGGTGACGTAAGCTGGCCGCGCGGAGTCAGTGGACTGCGCTACGCTATCGGCCGGCGTAGCTGAGTTTGCCCATTCAGAGACGCCAGACCCTGTAATAGTGATCTGATCTGGTTCAGCTGAAAATCTGAGGCTTGAAGTTACTGAGTTAAGGTCTATTGCGTTCGCTTTTGCGAGTGCAAGCTGCCCGATCACGTGCCCATAGTGACTCGTGCCAGTGTCGTTTAAATGCACGGTGTCGGAGTAAAAACCAGCCGTTACCCCGTCCGCATATGTCGGCATCGCCTCCCATGTGTCAAGCAAGCATACGCCGTCAACTGCATCTGCTACTTCACGGGCAGCTAACACGTAGTATGGAACTATGCCTGCATCAGCAGACGCGGGATATGATGTGGTCAGGATGATACTGGCGCCGGGTGAGGATGCCCGACATCGCTCAATCAGCGCAGTGATCTTTGTGACGTGCGCCGCCTGATCGTTGGCGCTTGGGTTGTTCGTTCCGAGATCGATCCAAAACCAACGGCGCGCTCCGTACATCGGAGCAAGATCATTTAGTAGGGCATCAGGGAAAATCGAAGTGCTCAAAAACCCATCGACACTTCGGCCGCCTTCTCCCCACGAATGCAGTACGATTCCGGTTTCCGCTTCAACCCACAGGGGCGTAGGCAGAACCAGCACTTCGTTCTCGACCGACGCGGTGCCGTTTTCTGATACGACCTCAAACCCGGGCCCGGTGTACGTGTCCCAATCATAATCATCCGGGATTTCTGCGGCGGGCATTTCGCCGTATCCGCTGCCCGTCGTATCGGTGACGTAATCACCTTGGATGTTGCCGGAATCAGTAAATAGGGAGCCCGTTGCATGCCAGTGCAGTCGAGCCTTGGGCGCGCCAGACATGCCTCCAGAGTGCTTAAAATACAGACCCCGCAGCTTCGCAGACTCCCCGGATGCCGCCATGCGCGTCCAAAAATTAGTATAGTTCGCGCTGCTAGTTGTGAGCGTTGTAGCCATGCGGCATAGCAGCGCGTTTTGCGACCCAATTGATCCAGCCGCACCTCCGATAAAACGGACTTCTAGCGGGTTTCCAGGGCTGTACGCGTTGATGTTTCCAGCGAGCTCGGCGCTGGCGGTAGTTGTGTCGCCCGAGTTGTTTCCAATATTTGACGCATCATGCGCTCCCGATCGATCAAGCGGTGAAAAATAGTCCGCAGAAAAACCGCCCCACTTAATCGCGTCTGTTCCCGTGATCAGTGGTGACGCCTTGCGAGTTAGTCGCGAATCCGTGATCTGAAATACGTGTGTCAACTGCGTTGGGGCAGTCATCTCCTGTGCGATCTCCTGGGGAGATTGATAGGTCACACTACCACCGCTGCTCATCGCGAGCATTTGGAGAGCTATATTCATGATACTGGCGCCGCTGGTACAGGGATGAAGATCAGAGCAGTACAGACGATCGCGTTAGTGAATAGCCCGCCGCCTATCGCGCTCTCTAGGTTTACGTTCAGATCTCCGGAATCGTCAGAGAATGTCAGCGCATACTCAGAACCTTCGGTTTCTCCATCTTCCGTCGGTATGAACACTGGAGATGTCAATCCGTCGCCAGCCAGAGTGCTAGATGACCGCCTAGCCCGGAATCCGTATGAATAAAAATACACGGATGCATTTTCAGCAGTAGCGACCGCATTGACGGTAAAAATATACATGCCATCGCCGAGATCAGAGAGGTCGACCGTGATGTCCGTATCGCCAGTGTCCGCCAGGTCAGTTACTGTCGTGACGTCGAAATACCCGGCTTTCGTGCTGGTGCCTCCCTCAGCAAAGTCGAGTCCGTTGGGGTCGTCGATTTTGCTGGCAGTGACCGCGCCATCTACAATCTTCGCAGTAGTAACAGTATTATCCTCGACCGTCCCTGCGACGATCGCTAGGTCCGTGCTCTGAGTACCGGGGTTATCCGTCCCAGTGGTGGCGCTAGATACGATATTTAAGCGCTTCCGGTCGGGGAGAGCAACCCCGTTAATCGAGATCGTTTTCCCATTCAGATCCTCTAGATAGCTCATGTAACCTCAGGATGGAGGTAAGTTATTGTCAGCTGCTGCCCGGCTGAAACTGCGGACTTAGCGAGAGCCCCATTCCCGATGCTCGCTAGGTATAATTTTTGGGTACTAGTGTTGCTAATATTAACAAGACCAGATCCACCGGCGTTCATTATTTGAGCAGTGTCTGACGAATACCGGGTTGATCCACCGTATGCGACGACACTGAATGAGACACCCCACAGAGATTCTGCCGCAATGACAGCTACGCTCACATCATACGGGTTAGTCGAGGCTGATTGAGTGACCGACACGTCAAACGTTACTAGGTAAACACCGGTCCTAGGTAAAGTAACAAGGTTTCCCGAGTCAGAATAACCAGCAGACGCAAAATCCTCGGTCAAGGTAAACGCGGATACATTGTCTTCTGAGGACCCGGTCACATCGTATTTTGCTGAGCCAGCCTTTTCGATCTCGTCCTTCAAGTACGCAGTCCTGTTCGCAAGACCCTGCGTGGCAACGGCAAAATTAGTTTCGTTAGGCGCCTCGCCATTACTGACTGATTGAATAGTCGGAGTAAATGTTGAAACATCAGTGATATTTATGGGCATAATATTATCTCTGCACAGTTGTGCGCACTTGCTCTCCGCCTATCAAAAGGCCTAGCTCTCCAATGGTGTGATTACCATCACCGATGGTCCATCCGCTTATCTCAAAAATTATTTCCGTACATTTCCATATAGCGGGCTTCCAATGAACAATGAGGTCTTTATAAGTTGAGAGCTGTTCTAGAGTGAGACCTATTGGACCTATTGTCCCGTCGCCAGCACCGATCGTCCAGCTCCCGCCAATGGTTAATTCACCAGTAACCGTATGAGTACCGGCCGGGTATAGGACGATGAATTCAGACCATGATCCAGTGTCAGAGAATCTGAAAATCTGAGCGCCGGGCGCGCCGGCAAGCTCTAGCTGCCTGACGATACCACGGAACGAACCGGCGTATTCTGTCCATGTCTCCCAATCAGTTGCCAGTCGCGCCTTGTATTGCGGCCATGTCTCAGTTGCGTATTGAGGCATTGACACCTCGTTACCTAGCGGTCGCAGCGCGTCATATGATGGCACGCTGTTCCCTTTGAGGTACGGGGAAAATGCCGCATCAAGCAGTGCCGTGGACACATTGTCGATTAGCGTAGCTAGCCATCCACCCGCGAACCTGACGCCCCAATATCGCCGGAATAGATCAGGAAGATAGTCGTAGAGAAATCGTCGCCACGTACCAGGGGACCCTTCGTCACCATAGGCGGCCATTAGCTAGTTACCGCCGTAAATGTGAGTTTACCAGTAATCCAGTCGCTAGGAGAAGTGAGCATAGTGATCTGGTCAAGAGGGATATTACCGGTGGGCACAGTTAGCGTGGCATTGCGCACACCTGGAATTGCCTCTAGCAGTTCCGAGATATCACCTAGAGCTACCGTTCCGCTTCCGGATATGTATTCGATGCCACCAATGCCCATCAGCTTCACGAAATCACTCAAAGCGGTAGATACTGCAGTCTCCATCTGTGCAAGGGTGTACTGCGGATCGTAAAAAATAGTCCCTTGGATGTCTAGCTCTAGGGTATCAGGGTCCTTGATTTCTACTACGCTCTGTAGCGGAGAGTTAGTGGGGGGCCAAACAGACTCTGTTCCTGCCTTGTACAAGGCGAAATTAGCTTGCGCGGCTTCTTTCTCGCTGGTGCCTAAAAGGGCATCTTCGGCAGCGATGTACACATCTATGGTGCCTGCCCCACGCGGGTTATCGTCTACGATCTTCGCCTTCGCCACGCCGTCTTGCCTGAGAGCTAGATGCAGATAAGCGGTCGAAGTCTGCTCGAAAGATAGCAGTCCCCACTTGCTCGCATTTAACTGTCGAAGTTTGAGATCTGTGCTCGCGTCTGAGCCTGTTTTCGTGGCGTACCACGGGTCCGCGAAGCCGTCTAAATCCACATCGCCAGGGCCAGGGTTAGTCACGGTAACGCCGGCTAGTGGAGTGACCAAGTTCCAAGTCGAGTTATTCGCGACATTGCCAGAAGCTCCTTTGAGCACGGCTCTCATACCCAAATCAATCGCGCCACCGGCAGGGATCGTGCCCGCTTCGGTGTTAGTGAATTGGATCTTACTCCCATTTTCCACGACAATCGCACCAACCTTAACGACGTGAGCAACCGTACCTGCATTCGCGAAGGTCATGTCGCCTTCAGCGTTTTCGGCAGGGGTTTTCTCGTTGTCGAACCGGTTGCGTGACAACAACTCTAGAGCGGCTCCGCTGGCAGACTCACTGTAAACGTTGCGACTAATACTGGCAGCCAGCACGAGGACACCGGAAACAACGGTCGCTACAGCGTCAATGATTGAGTGCTCTATTCCACCCTCCTGCCAGCCAGTCGTCTGAAATCCCAGTTGGCGAAGGCGCTCGATCGACCATGTGACTATCGACGTCCTAGATGGTGGGGTGCGTAATTGTTGGAGGCTTAGCATTAAATGTCCGCCGGGATAATAACGTCGGCGCTTAGGGAGTCGACGCTAATTGTTAGGGGAAATTCGCCATCTGGCGAGAATACAATGATTGAAATTGATAGCCCGGCCGTAGTCCTCTCAACCCTACATCGCGCGTCAGCCACGTCTTCTTCCAAAAATACTTGCCCGAGTATTTGCTGACGGATAAAAGAATCGGTCTTCGTCGTGCCGATCAATTCGTCGATATTGAAACCGTAGTCAGGGTGATTCGGTAACGCTCCCAGGGTAGTGGTGAGACGCCTGACAATAGCCTCAGCGAGCGCCTTTAGTCCTGTCGACTCGCCTAGCGACGGGCTCAAATCTCGCCCTCCTGACATTGCTCTCCTCAATACCATTGTGACACCATACCACTCATAGCCCAAAAGCATTGTTGAGAGCGGCAAGCGCCGCTGTGTTGGAGCTCTCCACGATGAGCAGTGGTCCCGCAACATTAGTTGACGACCCTACCCCGGTATCAGGCAACACTGCGTCTACCTCAGTACCGAGAGACGAAAGGGCGCCATTGTACGCGACCACATAGACGCCGGTGTTAAGCATCTCGCTGATCTGTTGATTATAGGCGACCAGAGCGCTCACGGCGTTGTCGCTAGCGGCCTGTAGAGTGTTCGCCAATACTCCTAGCGCGGCAGCGCGTGTCCGCACGTCATCCGCGATATCGGTGAGCGAATTGACATCTTCGACTAGGGAGTCCAGACGCGTTTGCTGCCCGTCGATTGCCCCTTCGACGCCGCTAATTGCGTCCGCCAAAAACGTTGATGCGGTCAGCCCGCCAATGAGCGCGATGGCAGAATTTAGACCGGCGATCGTGTCGGATAGATAATCAGCGGCGTCGAGCGTCAGTAGATTGCTCAGCAGGTCCTGCGCGGTGTCTATTGCGTCATTTACCTCATCCACTGGGCCAGCGGTCAGGGCGTTTTTGGTAGAGTCAACTTCTGTAGCAACGGTATTTAGCGCAGAACGGAGAGTGCCCAGTGAGTCGATTGCACTATCAACCGTGCCGCGAATAGACTGGAGCGCCTGGCCAGTTGTAGATAACGCGCTCTTAAGCCCGGGGATAGCATCACCGAGTGAGTATGAACCTAGTAAGGTTGCGGTCATCCCTTAACTTGAGGATCACCAGCTGTGATAACCCCCACTCCTGTTACCGGGCCACCCGTGGCGCTTGTAGCGCTAGTGATTGCGATGCCGTCACCCACGCGAGCGTAAGGCATTACCCCGTCGTGAAAACTCAGCTCGATCATGCCACCTTGCCACAGGGAGGCTCGCGGTTCTGTGGGGTCACCATTAGCGTACCATAGTGTGACTTTGGTCCCAGGAAGGACCTTGACCGAAACGCCAGGCAGGCCATGCATTATCTGCACGTCAGTGAGACCGTTACTGCGGATCTTTGGGTCGTCAGGTATCAGATGCACGGTGTCGCCGGTCTGGCTCTGTACCGTGGCCGTGTAGTGTTTATGGTATCTAACATCACGCATGATGGATCTAACCATAGCCTTAAAAGCTTCGCTAACGTTCATACATCCTCATCCATTAGCCGAAGGGCTTGCAACGCTGATTGAGCGACCCTATGCGAGATTGACGCCAGGATTTCACCGTCTATCTCGTAGCCGTCAGTGGCGTCGTACGAGTTGCAGCACGCAACCGTCGCCAGTTCGATGAGCTTGTTCAGATCGTTGCTCCTTACCGTTGGAGGCGCAATGGAGGATATGCCTGATAGTCTTTCCTCTGAGGTCACGGTACGTACTGGATCTAACCCTAGTATCTCCACCGTGAGCGTGTAGTTTGACCGTCCGGTGACATCGCTAGTCTCACGTGTGACGGTACAAGTCGGCAGGTCAACCTGGTCATATGTCGTAGTTGTGGTGGTCATAGAAAATACGTGGCGCGGAGATTGTCGCCAAGATAATACTCTACGCGTTTAACCACCGAACCATTCTGCAGAGTGCCCGCCCAAAGCTTAAGCGACTCGGGAGCCACGTCAAATGAAAGATCCTCAGGATGGGGCTCTAGAATCAATAGATCGTCGATTGGCACTCCTTGGTCACCACGCCCGATCCAAACACGGCCATCCTGTAGCACGCGCCAAACCCAACCTCCCATACTGGCGAGAGTAGCGATCTGTTCGCCGCATGTGCCCTCTGGCGCCGAGTAACGCGCGAGAGAGGTCGTCGACACATCTAGCGACAGGGCCGGGCTCTTGGACTCACCGGCGTCAGAGCAAATGGAGCCCAGGATTGCTCCCACAGTAGCTCCATTGCGATGCAACGGAGAATTGGTTTCGGCAAGCTTCCCGGCGCCGCCCGCTATCCGTGCGATCGTGCGAGATATTGCGGAGCCGCCGGTGACTACGGTGCCCACTAAATCAGTCTCACCGTCACTAAGGGTCACGGAGTCGCCAGAGATAAGCGGGGCAGTGGTTTGAATTTCAGCTACCCAAGCACCAGAGTAAGGGGCGCAAATCACTCCCTCTAGCACCTCGTAGCCGTTCGCCTCTACATACATCAGTCCACCACGTCTAGCAGCGGGACCGGGATACCGTCCGTGATTGTTGGCAGTATACCGCTCAGTGGTGCGTAGATCTTACGAGGGCTAACCTGTACCTTTCCGGTGCTTATTGCCTCGGAGACTTTCGGTGACCATTCGTAGGCCTTGATATTTACCCTCATTTGGCCGCGAGAAGGGTGCCCAGACTTGATCGTTCCGACAATGATATTTTGGACCCCCCAGAATTCAGCCATAGGATGACCAAACGAAAGCGGCTCACGCGCTCCAGTTCTAGTCCTCGGCCGTAGCGTGGGCAAAGTCACCTCGCGAAAATACTCCAGGTCGGCAGGCAGCAAAATCAGGTCGATATCAATTTCAAGCGGGTTGTCGCCGTTGTCGCTAATAGTCGCTTTGCGCTTACCCTTCGCTTTCTTCTTGTCCAGCCCATCCGGTGACGTGATGTCTACGCTCGCTATCCCCGGGCATACATCCCCGGCAAAAATTACGTAATCCCACTCCGTCCCTTGCGGCGTTGGTTGGTCTGGATTTTCCTCTCTAAGATCGTTTGCCCAGGTCATAGCGCTCCTGCCTCCATTGCTACTCGTGACAGTGTAGAGCCCAAGTTTCGCTCGAATGCGCGCAGCGTAGCCTGAGCCGTCTGCTCCGCGTCACCGGAGCCACTCACCTCTATAGTGATATCACCGATCGTGATGCCGCCTGTTCCGCCAACGGCTCCAACGTTGCCCTTGCCAGCCATGGTGGGCAGCGCCATCGTAGGTTTGGCATCCAGCAACGGGTTGTTAAATCCAGCAACCCAATCTTCGCCGATTCGTTCAGCGACTCTAGATGGTGAGTGGGTCTCGGACATATCTCGCGCGCCAGACTCGGCTGAATTGGCTAGTGTTCCAGCGGCGGAGTATACATCAGGAGTTGTTGACTGGACGCCACGAATGAAACCATTGCCCCAATCTTTTCCATGCTGGACATTTCTCTCGACCTCCACTGCTCGGCTGGCGGCCAGGCTGTCGTCATCTATGGAGGAGGGCGTACCGGCTGCTTTTTTGCCGGATTCGAACCCGGCCAAGTTTGCCATGCTATCGAGCAGATCTGGCACGCCGCCATCATCACCGCTCGTGAGTGCTCCGAGAGGATTCAGCACTAGCTTGCCAACTTTAGCGAGATCGCCAGCGTTGTCGGCAATGAAAACCATCGCGCGCGCAATGTGCCCGAATATGTAGCCTAGATCCCTAGCTACCGGGATCATTGCATCGATTAGCTCTTTCGTTGAGTTTATTGCGCCATTTGCGCCTTCAGCCTCATCGCCAAGCGCCCCGTACCCAGCAGCAAAAGACTCGCCGAATACATGTGCCGCCTCTACTGCAGCTGGCACCAAGTACCCGAGTATCTCGCCGGTTGCGGCAAACGCTTCGCCTACGCCCTCCATTACGTCAATCAGGCGACCCATGTTTTCGTCGCTAGACATGGTCTGGATCATTTCCGTGAACGACTCTAGGCCTTTTTTGAGGCCGGGTTGCGCAGCCGTACTCGCCTCGATCCAGAGGTCGGTTACCTCAGCTTCAGCGGCCCCACGGGCTCCACGGAATGTGGACTTGACGAAGTCTCTTGCTGACTCGCCAGCTTCAGACTGCCCAAGCTTTTTGTTGATCGCCTTCTCAAATGCGATCATGAATTCGTCTGCAGTGATTTTACCCTGCTGCTGCAGGGCACGAACTTGATCGGTGCCTCTTTGACCTGATTCTAGCCCGCGATTTTCAGCGATAGCGCCGTAGAGTAGGGATTGAGACACGCCTCTCTCGGCGAGTTGCAGTACCTCCTCGGCCTGCACTCTCCCCTTGCTCTTGATTTGCCCGAGAGCACGAAAAATCCCCTGGACATCATCAGCGCTATTACCAAGCGCCTGCATGTCGGCCCCCAGCGCCATGAGCTTTTTTGCCTCGCGCTGAGGGAATTGTAGCTTGAGGAAGTTGGCGTAACTGTGGGCTGTACCATCAATATCCAGGCCAAGGTCTTTGGCCATGTCACGCATTTCTCTGAATGCTTGCGTGCCGTTATGCGTGAGTTTCTCAAGCGCAAATACGCTCGCTTCCGTCTCCTCGATACGGTCTGCGGCACTTCGGCCGAATGAGATCGCTCCATAGGCAGCAACCGCAACGCCCAGAGCTGCGACTGCAGCCGTGGCCTTCCCGGCGCCGAGAGCCATGCGCCCTAGTTCAGATCGCTGCCGGCTCCTAGCGCGAGCAGCTGCAACTTCTGCTCGGGCGTCCTTTTGCCTCTGCCTAGTCACTCTCTGCAGATAGCGCTCTAGCTGGCGAGTCGCCTTAGCGGCCTTTTTGGCCTCTCGTGTGTAACCGTCGACTAGAATCAGCTCAAAATCTGCGCTATCACTCATTTTTTCCTATAGTGGTCTTTTACGCCAAGAGCTGATTCAAGCAGCGATCTAATAGTTCGAACATCATCGATGAAGTCCGCAACAATCAGGGCGCCGCTCAGGTTATCGTCGCCGCTATCTACTCGACCAAATTCAGCCCGAAGAGCTAGCGCCGATGTGACTAAATCCCGCCGGTCTTGTCGCCAGCGGTCGATACTTTTTTTTGCTTGATCCGAATCCCGCGCCCAGCGAGTTTAGAGACTTGAACAACAATAGATGAGATTGCTGCCGGGTTCTCCTTCAGAAAGGCGCGGAATCCCTCCTTGTCGTCCACCATATCCGTGACAAGCTCACGCGAGGCGGTCCCACCGCGATATTTATCATCGCTAAGTTGCTCCTGATAGCGGTCCCATCGCTGTCGCTTCGGCGCCTGGAATGTAAATCCACAGCACTTAACGACTCGGCCATCGATTTGAGCCTCGATATCCCCACCGGAGATAGAGTCGATCTCGTTGGCAATCTCACCGATAGCCGCCGGCTCATCCTCTAGATACGCCTCTAGATCATGCACGCCGGTATCCGGGTTTACTCCCAGAGATTTACAGCATTGCATAAGCAACTGAAGCTCGCCGGCGGCGCGATTGCGTTGCCGCAAGTGCTCCAGGAACCCGTCCCAAACATCAGCGGTAGCGGGGCCGAACTCAACCTCGCCGGCGGAGAACTCAACAATGAAAGATTTATCCATCTCGGTCATGAATCAATCCTATCATCATTGTTGAGCCTCTATTGTTTAGCCGTGGGGGCGCTTGCCGTTGATCGTGTGCTCAAAGAACTTGAAGCTAACATCCCCGCCGAGAGCTGCGCTCCCAGAACCGTGAGAGATGGGGTTTCCTGTCACTCGACAACCAATGCATTTAATCTGAGTCTCGTCGCCGCCTGCATTTCGGACAACCCACGAGAGCGACCACCTCTTGTTGCGATAGGCGTCCCCTAGATCATCGATGAATCGAAATCGTTCACGGTCATCGCTAAATGTCACGGTGCCTTCGCCCATATCCATCTGGCCCTCAGTTTCGGCAAGCGGCGTGGAGCTTGTGCCCATGACACTTTCTGATTCGGTGGGCTGGTCGATATCTACCTGCGTGATCGCGGTGTAAACATTGCCATTCATGGTTAGCTCAGCTCGCTGGAATCCAAGCGTGAAGCCTTCAGTTTCGGGATAGTCTGCCATTATGATGCTCCGTTAGCTTCGAACCCCAGGGTGAACCCCAGGACTGCCTGAACTTGGTCAATTGGTGCACGCGGCCTGATAGCCGTGTTTGATAGCACCGTGTTAGTTGTCGCGACATTGTTCGTGCGATCTATTTGATATTCTGGACGCTCGGTAACATGACCCGGCGTGCCTTCGGCGTTTCTGGGGCTGGTAAGCTTGGCGTCAAGAGCATCTTGGACTTCCTGCTCAAGACGCAGGGCGTCACGCTCGTCAATTGTTCCAGTGCCGGCGTTCGTCCGGACCGTTCGCCCAATGAAGTTTACCTGTTTTTCATGCACTGTTTCACACGCAACATCCATGACCTGGCGATACGGCCAATAGGCGAAATCGCTACCGTCTGCGCTTTTGACACGTCCTTGCGTAATGAAGAGCCCTGGCTTCCCTTCGATGGTGCGCAGGGTAGAGATCTTAATATCGTCCAAACCTGTAGCGGCGGTTCGCTCATCTTTGAAAATGCGCTCAACATTCGGAATCGGACCACCATTGGACAGCCCGTCACCGGGGACTCTCTTGAGGTCGGTCGAGATGAGCGAGCCAGCGGCCCGCATAGCATATACACCGGTGCCGACGCCGTGGAAGAACGCCCAACCAATCATCGGCTTGGCCGATACGTATCGAGCTGTCCCGTAGTCAATTAGGAGTCGATCCGCTACCAGATCTTCAAAATCAGATTCAGGGTCGGCGTCATCTCTGCATGCGGCGATCATCCCTGAACGGTATTTCGAGGCGACTGCCATTGTATTTAGCTGAGATTGCAGAGCAGTAGCCAAGCCAGCGCAAGTAGTCGGGTCGCCATTAGCCTGAGAGACAACAGCGACAACAAATCGCCAGTCTTTCGGCGTGGCATTTACAGCGGTCATGGCGGTAGCAATGTTGGCCGCATTCATGGCCGCGCACTCGGTGTCGAACGAGTAGGTCTCGCCGACCACATAGGTTCCTGACGGGAAGGTGAGAGTCACCCCGGTGCCAGGAAGCAGATAGGTTCCGCCGCTTGGGATCTTCAGAGTCCCAGAATAAGTGCGGTTAGCAACCTCTGCATTCGGGAAATTGTCCAGCGTGTAGCGAAACGTACCAACGCCGAGATCGCCGGCACCTCTAACCTCCAAAACAATGCTGAAATCATTAGTTGGCGTTCCAGCCGCAGTAATGGTCGGACCGGCGCCAGACTTGGTGATTGTCCCGATAGAGCCGGCAACGGTGCACGTCGATGAAACGAACCCAACGGGGCCGCCGACAGTAGCGAGAGCAATCGCAGCAAGCTCCACGGCGGGGCCTTGTCCGCGCTCTTCTACTAGAGCGTCAATTGTCGAGTACTCTTTGTACGAATTCTCGGTGCCAAGGCTAGAGTAGCCAAAAAACACCGGCTTAGTGCTGACGGCGTCAACCAGCCCTAGGCCAGGATCTGCGACAGTCTCGGAGGATGAGGGGATAGCTGCCATTTACTTGGCCTTCTTGGTGGTGAATTTCTTAAATTTATCTTTTGACACAGGAGGGATTGCAGCCTGGAGCGGCGCCGCAACGGGGAATTTAACTGCAGATTCAAGTGCTGCCCTAAACTCCAACTCGCTCAGCTCGAACGAGTCTTCACCGAAATGGTAGACTTGCCTAGCCCACCCATAAAGCTGGCTAGCGACCTGATACTCAGCGCTTGCGCACCCGTAGAATGGAGCGCCATTCACGGGTCTGACGCCAGCGCAAAGCTCCCTTGCCCAAGCTAGCGGTGGCTTTTTCTCGATGGCGGGCAACTTCTCATCATCAGGTTGCGAATTCACAGTTTTCCTCTTCATCTGTTATCTCGGTGAGAGCCTTTATTTCATCCGCTATCGGCAAAATTAGACTCATAAAAATTGTGGCCTCAGGAGTGCGCTGGCCGATCTCACTATACACCCAGTCGTATCGTTCCATTTCCACTGAGCCATTTGGGCGAGCTTGCTCACACGCGGAAACCAGGTTGTCCATGAGAGTTTCGAGGGTGTCGACATTTTCAGCGGAGACCTTCGCCTCGATATCTGCTACGCGCTGCCAAACAGCTACCGTTCGGTTTCCATTGCTGTCAGATAGTCGGCCACCCGCTTGGCTAACTCTCTCAAGTCGGCCGCCTGAGTGATACCATTTGACCTTCCTGCGTCGGCGATTGGTCCCGTCCTCTTTCTTTTCGTAGACCATTAGGACTGTCGAATCGTCGAGGATGGCCGCCACTTCACCGGCAAATGTCTGTAGTCTACTCATTTTTTGACCACTTTCATCGTTAGCCGTTCGTAAACTAGCGTGTAATCTCTAATATACAGCGCCGGCAGGCCCTTAGAGCCAGGCCACATTTTACGCTCGGGGATATTGCGAGATCTATCACCGTAATTGTGAGTGTTAGTGTATGGCTGCGGGTTAGAAAAACGGAACCCGCCGGGGCTCAGGACGACCTTGAATTTCTTCTTCATGTCGCCGGATTCAACCAGCGTTTTTTGGCCGTTAGGAATCTTTTTCTTCGGCCACGGCTTTCCGTATGGGTCGCGCTCGTATCTAAATCCGTACTCAATCCGCTTGCGAGTAGTCTCACTCATCTCGTGAGCCAGGGTCATTTGGTGACCGCGACTAGCAAGGCTATCAAATCTCCTTGCCCAATCACGGAGCTTGGCTAGCGACTTAGTGTTCCTACTACTCATACCATCCGGGGCTAGTGTCTCCCCAGCCTCTCAGCGCCGAGGTTGATACAGCGGGAGAGCCTTCAGACACCGTAGGTGTTGAGTCGATTAGGCCAGGGATGGTGAGTTTCCCATTAGAGACCTTTTCCAGTAGCGCCATGCACTCATCGTGAGCCAGCTTGTATTTGTCATCGATGCCCTCAGGCTCAAAGCCTCTCCTGAGTAACACATGCCACACAGATAGGCAGACGTTACAGCGCTTCAAAAACTCAGGATAGGGAGCAACGATTGGGAGTGTTGCGTTAGGCAGATGCAGGTCAATCACGCCAGCATCAGCAACCAACTGCTCCTCAATATCTGAGTCAGATAGCTCCTCCACGGCTTCCTCGGGCAATCCGAGGATCTTAAATTCTGCGACCGTTGCGTATTGAGACATAAATACTTGGAGCATGCGCCCGGACTCGAACCGGGCCTAGAACCGTTCATGCTATTTTTGGTTAAGCGATTGCGCGAGCCATGAGCCACCAGGGGCCGTATCCGCCGGCATCTCGTACGTGGGTCCCCCACACGTACTGATTGTCATTAAATACGTTCTCGTCTGAGGGCGAGGTCTTTGCGACCAGCTGCCCTTCCTTGCGAACCTGATGAATCAGGGGCTTAATGGGGCCGCTGAGATCCGCGACGTACCAGGTGGTCGCCTCATTCGCCAGCTCGGGGATGACCATAATCTGAGCCTGGCCATTCTGAACGTTGGTGTTCCCCCCGCCGGTGTACTCAGCGTTAACAATTCCCTTGGCAGTCAGGAGCAACTGAGGGGGAATAACGAGTACTGGCTGTCCGCCGTTGAGAACCCCGAGCAACTCTCCGTCCTCGCCGGTGTACGTATACATGGCAGTGATGACAGTGTTAAGGTTCGCAGCGTTAAGAGCCGTGGAGGTAAAGTTGTTGCTCTGAACGCCAGCCGGGTCCAGTGGATGGCTGCCCGAGAAAAATGAAACGCCGTCGAACCCGTTAGTCGACGTGCCGGCCTGGAGAGTTTCCTTCATTAGCTGATCGGGGTGCTTCGCGATAATGCGAGCCAGCTCCTGGAATTTCAGATCGTAGATCCCCAGGGCATCGTCCTCGATATCGTTTACGGGTACGGCCAGAGACTTTTCGAAGTCCCTATTACGGAGCACGTACTCGTGGTTTTTAATCGAATCGAGCAGGCGTGGGCCTACCCATTCGCGCATGGCGAGCATCCGAGCCATGAAGCTATGGATCTCAACGGCATGAGACGAGGAGATCTTCATCGAAAGCTTGGGGTGCCAAACTTCGGTGTCTTTGCGAGACTTTTCGAATACCTTGCTAAACCCTCGGCTTAGCTCGGCAACATTTGCAGTAGTATTAATCATCTAATATATCCTTATCGGTCGTAGGGGTTGATCGCTACCCAAACGCCGTACGAGTCGACACGGACGATTTTACCAGCGATAGAGCGAGAGGATGAGTCGTCTGTGAGAGCTACAGTCTCGTCATCAACAATGTAACACGTTTTCCCGGCATCGTCGTTTGCGATAGCGTCGCCACCGCCCGAGTTTTCGTACGGGAAAATGCCCGAACGTACCCGAATATCTGCCTTCGTTCCAGCGGCCAACTGCTCTTCGCAGCGCCCGAGAGCAATCAGACCAGTACCTGTAGCGCCGGGCTTGATCGTGTCGTCTGCAGGATCGTACACGAGCAAAGCGCCCTTGTAGAAAACAGCCGACTGGTTTGCAGCCCCGGAACCGTAGTTGCCGACAAGCTGAGAAAATGAACTCTTGTGCTCAAGGAGCACGGTTTTATTTGCTGATAGTGCCATGATTGTTATTCACCGATTGAGGGGAAAAGGTCCTCTGCTACGAAATCCGCGCCTGGTACGGGAGCGTCAGCGGCAGATAGTTTCGCCTCACCCTCCTCGACCTTGGTCGTGAGAGCCTTGTGAGGGGTTAGGGTCTTGACGAATTCGCCAAAGTCCTCATCAGAGAGCTTAAGGGCAAAATTCTTTTGCGTCTCACGAAGGCGAGTGCTCTTAATCAGCTCTTCCACATCGTTCAACCGCTTCTCGGCAGCGTGCTTCCCGTACACGTTGGCCAGTTCGGCCTGTGCCTCAATTACGGCCTTCGTGGCCTCGTCCTTCGCCGAGACGGCTTCCGATAGTTGAGCTTCCAAGCTGTCCAGTTGGGCTCTAAATTCGGCCACTTTGACAACGGCGCCTGCCTCATCGGTCGCCCCTAGGCTGTCCAATAGTACCTGCATTTTCTTTTCCTTGTTTTCGGTCGCCGTTTCGTCTAGGACTAGCGGTCGTTGGTTTCGTGTGGCCGGTAGATTAGTTAGAGCCACGTTAGTCAATTTTACAATTCGCCCTTTGGCGTCGTGCCAAACAGCTGGTGAGTGGTAGCGCATTTCGCGCTCTTCAAGCATTTTGGCTCCTGCCGATGTCCATTGAACCTCTGTGGCCATTAGCGCCTTTCGCCCCGTTACTGCGTCTACGCCAAGCGCCGGGACGAACCAGCCATAGGCCTTGTGCGCAGCTGCGTCGGGGGAGTTTTTTAGCATATTGTGAGCGACGTCGAACGGGAGACTATCGACGCCCTTTTTGGCGTAGTCCTCCAGAATAGCTTTCGCGCCGGCATCATCTAGGACAAGCTCGCCTTTGCTCGTGTCGTTTTTGCCCATAAAAAACAATGGGAATTCAGTCGGCAACCCGTCGGGTAGCGCGCTGAACAGCATCACCTCATGCAAAGTCATTCGGGAATCATTTCTCGGGCCCGCTCTTCGCCGCATTCAGGGGCGATAGCCTCACGCGTTAGATTCCGCGGTTTCTTGACCTCGACTACCAGCTCAGCGAGAGGCTCTACTGCAGGAGCCTTGGGTGGGCGACCGCGTCTTTTGACTTCACTCATATGTGTATCCTATACCTATTCACGGGTTATTGTTTTTTAGCCCGCTCGATCTGAGCGATCGTATATTTCGGCTTCCCGAGCGGCAAAATTATCACTGACTCAGTACTGGTCCTGCCGGATATTTCACGGACTACCTCGGCCCTGATGTGAGTTGCGCCGGCCTCATGAGCGGCGTGCGCCCGATGGCGACCGTCGATTAGACTCACAGTTTCTCGCCCCTTGGCGTCTTTAAAAATCTCAACCCTCACCGGTGGTAACAGAGCCTGTTTATCCAGCTTGGTGCTCGTCTTCACTGCGAGTTTTCCCGTGGCAATAGCTTGAGCCTCAGCTTTAGTCGCGCCTTCAAATGCTTTCTGAACGTTACCAAAACCCTTGTACGATTGGGGGTCGGTATTGTAGCCCCGAGCGCCGAGGATTCCGCCTTTCTTTGACACGATGCCGGCCAGTCCGGTTGGCGCTTTTTTAGTGAGAGTCGGTAGTACTTTTGGCCGCTTAGGTGGGCGAATCCCCTTGGGATAATCCCTGGTAGTTGGTTGCCAAGGCGTTAGCAGATGCACGCCAAATCCTGGCGCATTCGCCACCGGGCCAGGCTTTAAATCTGTGCCTTCAGCTTTTGACTTGGTCAATACACTAGCCGGCGCTCTCTGGCGTATCCCTAGTTTTGACGCCTGGTTAGCCGTTAGCCCTCTGATAGATGACCTGCAATTGTGATGGAGCGGCGGGGTATGTTTCTTGAACCACGGATGTTTCGCAACCAGCACAATGCCGTTGAATGCTCTGCATACCGCGGTGGTCACACCATCTATTACGGCGTCAAACACCCAATAGGGACGGCGCTTTACTACCGCCGGGTGACTCAGGTAATCTACGCGAGCCGCGTTGTAGCTAGTCTGAGTCCAGTTGCGGAACGTCGTCTCTAAGTGCCCCCTAGGTATACCACGTAATATGCCTTTATTGTTTTTGCGCCACGTGTCCACGGTCATGCCATGGGCCAGGGCGTCCTGGAGACTGTCCTGGATGCGCTTCGCTCTGCCAGCCGTGTGCACCTGCGCCATCCAAAATCCTTGGCGCTTGGCGTTCATTCTGAGCGCGTCGAATGCTTCTGCGCCGATTGGCGTGCGCCGGCGAAACCACGTGATGGCCTCATCTAGCTCCGCTGTGGGCTTTAGGTTCCAGGAGGGCATTATGATGTCCAGATGAGTTCGCTAGAATATCTATTGCGATTAACAGTGATCTGTCTATGAGATTCGGCGAAAGGTAGATAATTGGGGGTTTCCCCATTTTTACCCCTCGCTTCACAAGCGATGACCTGTGACCCATCGTCGGCAAGGCCCTTGAGCCAGCTCGCCATTTCGCCATAGTCCGGCGTGGGACAACCATATTTGTAGTTGTATTGATACACCGGGTCGGCAAATATCGTCATTGGCTCTGACGTTTTCGGCGGCCCAAGTCTCCAGTGTTTGATCGCGCTTACCTGTTCCGCGATCCTAGCGCGCGTGCTGGCCGTCCACTGTCCGGGCTTATCCGACCAAGGTGACGTGATAAATGTCTTGGTGCCGTGATTGTTCGTGCGCTGCCACCATTTGACCAATATCGCTTGCTCAGCACTTAGGCCAGTTGATAGTAGGTTAACCCCTGGCTCAAAGATGGGAATGTCCCTAACGTCAGACTCGGACGCCGTCCTAATCAACCATGACCATAGCTGGTGTAACTCAGGGTGGCTCTCGCGCAGGTACACGTCGCACTCATGATTCGCACACGAGTACCCTCCTCCGCCAGCCCATGGCTCGTAGATGCGATGGAACCTAGGCGCGGGGTAGCGGCCCTTTTTACTGGCCCCCCATTTGGAACCAAAAACCTTCATAAATGGCCCGATCACAGGTCCTCCTGCACGCCAAATCGACCGGCCATTTGAGCCAGGATTATTGCCTTTTCATACAGCCGCCCGAGAGTTTCATGATCGCCATCATTGACGTAAAATGATAGCATGCGCTCTAGCTGTGCTGGAGTCTCTGCGGATTCTACGATTTCCGCCATTGACTCCGCGTCTAATTGCTCTAGAATCTCTGACTCATGCGTCAGGCGGTCAGTTAGTCGATCGAGATACTCTTGCCCCGATTTGAATCCGCTCCTTTTTCCGACCTCCTCGACCGGCGTCGGTGAATCAGATAACCCACAATCATGCAAATTATCAAGATTTTTTCTACTATCGCCGTTCTCAGTTTTCTCATTTTGACCCTGTTTTCCTGGGCCACCTTGCCCATTGTCATTTGGATCTATATCCTTTTTCTTCTCTAGGGTCAACCCGTACTCGGCAGCCAACTCATCAATGTTTTTGATCTCGTATCCCATTCCGATGGCGTTAATTGCCCTGCCGAATGACTCCAATGTCTCGGCGCGCTTGCCCATATCCTCATCGCCCTCTACGAGCCACATAGGATGAGGGAGCAGTGCTGGAGAATACGCTATCCCATTGACATCGTAGAATGGGGCCACTAGATGGGCGCGAATATCGCTTTTGACGCGGTTAATCAACTCCTGCGCTTTTTGCATGGAGATGTTTCGTCCGCTCTCGCTGGTGGCCCTACTCCCGGCGCCATCTATTAGCTCATTGGTGTTCGTGCCCATAAAATGGACTTGGTATTTACGGTCGCACCTCTCTAGCGCCGAAATAAATACCTCCCACGAGCCGTCAGTAGCCTCAAGGAGCTCTAAATCGAACCCAGCATCGGGCATATCTGCGCCACCCATATGAGTGGGTAGGAGCACCGTGGTATCAGAGCCTACACTCCTGACATCGTTAAAGAAACCCTTCTTGTCCGGGTCATTGGCAAACGCCGGCACCATCGCTTTGACGATCGGCAACCCATGGCGCTCCATGTACCGCGCTAGGTCTCGGACTGCCCCGCCCTTAACCATCCAGGTTTCCGCCAAAGCAAGCACGCTAGCGCGCAACCAGCTTTCTCGGCCGTCGCTCAGGAGCACCCATGTGCCGTCGCCTGGCGTGACAATGTGCTCCCGGTCACGTGACTGATATCTGAAAACGCCATGTAGCCCGGTTTGCGGGTCTATCTCAGAATCGTCCCAGCGAAGGAATTGTGGGTTGAGAACACGTAACTTCGGGATCCATTTGCCCTCATCATTCTGCGACCAATCGAGTGCACCAATGGCCACTCCGAGCATTTGGAACCAGCTCAGTAGGCGCGCGATCTCAGATGAGGGATAGGCATCGTCCCAGTATGGCTCTAACTGATCGGTGAGCGCTTCGCTCTCTGGGATAGGTTCTTTGTCTTTTGATGCCGGATTGAGCCGAAACTCAGAGCCAACGATAAAATTGATGCTCGCAGCCTGAGCTGTGGGGAGCTCGTCATCCTCCCACATTGCCTCGACGAGCTTGGCGGACTGGCAAAAATCACCTTCAGCATGTGCAGACAGTGCTGCCCGCACGCGAGCTGGCGTCCAATAACGTTGGATACCTGGAGACCACTGGTCTATCCGCACTCGTCTCATAGGTCGGCTCATAGATGTATTTTTACCATGACTATTGACATACTGTTTCTGTGTGGTAGCTGTGCGGGATGGAAACTGACATGGATGAGATGACAAGGCTTATAGCCGGGCTAAAGATTCTGCAGGAGCATGGGGCTAAAGGAGTGGTACTCTACGAACTTGAGGCAAAAATAGATGTGCCCGAGGTAATGGGCAACACTTCGAAATACATCCTGCGACGCCTAGGGTTTCACGAAGTCGATGGCGCTTGGTATTTCAGCGACCTGGGGTTCGAACAAGCAAAGACCGCATTTCACCATACACCCCAGACATCCCAGCAAGACTACTAGCCTGCACCGCCATCATGAGGCCCCATGCCCGGTCGGCGTGACCTTTGGCGGTTCTCGGAGCCTCGAATCGCACCGTGCCTACCTCGGTCACCGTACGGCGTATTGACATGATGTCATTTCGTAGATTTGAGGCCTCAGGCCCATTGGCCGGCAGCCATAGCAGTCCGTCGGCGAGAGACTGATATAGGCGCCCCGCCATCATTTCCTTCTTTTTATTATCGAAATGAATTGGCTCGACCTTTGGGCCATGGGTCCTAACGGCTTCGGCCGCAGGAAACGTGCCCATCCCGGTCTTGTCTATACAGATTCTTTGGCACCTGTGGATAGCGAAGGCCTCATTAATGAGTTTTCGGAGCAGTTCATCGTCTGTCCTATCGTGCACTTCAACGTGCTTGACACGGAAGCATCCAGAGTGTCCCTGCAGGACGATCATAGTGGTCTTATCTCGCGTTTCGCCAATGTCAATACCGCCGTAGCACTCTCCGTACTGGTCAGGAGCTAGGTCGCTTGTTTGGCGTTTGAGAAGGTCGCTTGGAATATACTGGAAATTCCCGTCGATAAATGCGCCTTCGAACAGCTGGGCGAAGACCCTAGGGTCATGCCTTGCCATCTCCCAGCACTCGTCTAGGTTAATTTGCAGACCGTCGGCAATAGCATCAGTAACGGACGTGAGATATATTTTCCACTCCTTCGAGCTCTTCGGGCTCGCGCTACCAATCTCGGTGCACAGCTGGTGCCAGATATCGCCGGCGCCATTGGGGGTACTGATAATACGGGCTCCGAAGCCCTGCATGGTGGCCGCCAACGCGCTATCCCAGGTAGCCTCCTGATTGGGCATGTAGGCAAATTCATCCAAGACCACATTTCCACTGAATCCGCGTCCAGCGGCACTAGAGGTGGTTGAGCGAATCTCCGCCCCAGACCCAAGGATCAAGGAGTGCCTAGTACGACTCCGTGGAGCCGCCCAGGATGAGCCAAGTTCACCGAGTATCTCGGCATGCATGTTGGCCTGATCCAATAGGTCCTTGGCCTCCTCGTCACGAATAGAGACTAGTACGGCATCCTCCCCAAGCATCCCCCTTACCACTGGCCATCCACCACCTATGGTGTGCGACCCTCCTATCTGGCGACATTTGACAATTGCAGCCAATTTACGCCAATCGAGTAGCCAATTTTGCTGGTAGCTGTAGAAAGTCTCCAGCCACGCAGATACCGCAGAAAACTCCTCTGGAGGATAGGCCTCCTGCATGATTTTTACTGTCGGGTGCAATATGCGTTGACGGTACCATCAATAGGTGGTAATCGTTTTACATGCCGTTATTCACCATCAAAAAATATCTAGTCGAGTCCTACATGCTGCATTGCTGTGTGCAGGTTAACACTTTCTTTTTGCGATCGAACGCAGAGAGGTTTGCTGAGCAAATGCGATTTAACGGGTATACACCGATCGTAAAATGTGTTAACTCTGTGTCTGAAGGAAAAAAGTAATGAGCGAAGAAAACTATATTAAAGCAGAATTGGAATTGGTCGACGGGGCACGGATTGTCGGTCTCACACATGTGTCTAGGGAGATGCACAGCGCCGAGGATGACTACTTCGAGTGTGAATGTTGCGGCGAGCCGACTGTGGACATCGACTATGGCGAGGATGATGATGGGGCACTCGGATTCGTGGTCGAATTTAGTAAAGTCCACCTGGAAATCGCTGGCGAGGAGGATGATCTACTGTTCGGTGAGCCCGTGGCCCTATGTGAGATGTGCCAAAATGATGCGCTCGAATTGGTGGGCGAGTGAGCTTCGCGGAGGAATTAGCCGCCGAGTTCAATGTGCCGCTGGAGTGCGCACGCCAGGTCATAATCACCACCTACGCCAAATACAATGCTGCGAGTGAGGTGATTCCCGACGATGAGCGCGCCTGCGCTGCTGAAACCGCGGCGTATTACGAGGGCATCACGAAACAGGCTGTAATCAAATGTGAGCAAAAAGCACTAGCCAAGTTGAGGAAAAATCCACTCGCGCGCCAGTTGATCGCAGAGATGGGGGTAAGGCTACCGAAGCAGGAATTTCATTACGTGGAGCCCGAGCCTGAAGTTGACACCGATGAGATGCTTCGCGCCGAGCTGAAAATTACTGACCAACCACGCCGGAAATGGTCTGGCGAGGACACCGCAATAGTGCTAGAGTTGCGTCGTAGAGGCTACACGGTGCAGAGAGTATCGGAGATTATGCGATGCTCGACTAAATCAGTAAAAAAGGCAATGAAGTGAGTAAAGAAGAAAAAGTAATTGAAGCGATCAAGGGCGTCAATAAAACTCTTAGCGAGATAGAGTCGGAGAGGCAAGCCGTAATCAAATGTGAGCAAAAGGCGCTGGCTAAGCTCAGGAAGGTCCATTACGTAGAAGAGACCGACGCGGATTTTCTGAGTCGATGGGGGGGGTTAGCAGATGAGTAATAAAGTAGAAAAAGTACTAGCAGCAAGCCAGATCCTTGACCGGGCAATCGAAGAGATAGATGACGAGCTCGGGACCCCGCTGACAGTCGCCACTATAGCAGCATCGCTAGTGGAGATATTTATGGGAAGCGGAGCGAACAAGGACGGGTTGTTGCAGACAGTCGGCATGGTGTGGGATGAGATCGAAGAAGCGGTAGAAATAGAGAAGGGAAAATTATGGACCCAAAAGAATTCATCAAAATATCTCAACTAAAAATTGACGCCGCCTTTGCGGAGGTAGAAAGCAAATCGTTCGCCACGGTCGCTATCACTGCTACCATTGGAGTGCTTGTGCAGCGAGCGAAGAAGAACGGTATCGGGCGGGAGGAACTGCTTGCGGCCGTCGATAAATCGTGGTACAAGCTGTTTCCTGAGGATTACCATGATTGAGATAGTCACAAGGAAGTCATTAACAGCAACTGCGGCCGAACGGTGGTACAGGTGGCACACCCACGGTGAAGGCTTTTGGCGTGACAATCGCGATCAGGTCATACATGACCAGCTATTGGCACTCGGGCCTGAGCCAGAGCCGGACGAGGTGGACTACGTTATCGGTCACAGTCATTGCACCGATGTATGTTGCTCGGCGTGCGAGCGGAGTGTTGGTTCTGCCGTTGCGCTGGGAGACGATGGGGTGTATTGTTGCCTAACCTGCATAGATGACGCAGTGGAGAAGAGAGATGACCGAACAAGATAAAAAAGAGCTAATCGAAATCCTAGGGAAATACTGGTACCCGCACCATGGGCTACCGGATGAGGAGACTGGTTGCGTGCATCTCAACATTAAACTGGCCAACATGCCTACATGCCTCTACCAGCGATTGGAGGGCCTAATTGTACGGGCCAGAGATGAGGCACACGCCGTTCCTGCCAATGTGGTTAGACTCGATACTTGGAAGAAGAAGAGAGATGAATAAAAAAGACAGCGAAATAATCAGGGAAGCTATTGAGACTATTAGTGATCCTGAGAGGTGGACGCAGGGGGTGTTTGCTCGTGACGCAGCGGGCCGAGAAGTTGGATCTCTGGAAGATGACGCTGTATGTTTCTGCGCGCTCGGTGCGATGACTAAATCCGCTCGCGCAAAACACACGGCGTTTCGTATCGCGTTTGATGTCGGTGGAGATTTCCGTGACCTAGTCGGGATAAATGACAAGGAGGGTCGCGAGGCAGCTATCGAGGCAATGACCGAGCGCGCAGAAAAGCTGGAGGCACGTGGTGAGTGACGTCCTAGCAGTATTTATTCTTTTTGCTGTACTTCTGCATGTAGCCGGGCTATAGTGGGGTCATGATCTGTTGCAATAAAGAAATGAAGGTCAGCCAGTCGCCATATAAGGCCGACGGCTCAAGGAATGACAAGCAGGGCAAATATTGGTGCACTGTGTGTGGCCGGTATGAAGGAGAGGGGAGCAAGACTGGTAATGTGCCTGGGGTACACACGTACAGCAGGGTCGAGGTATACCTAGGCGGCGTTAAGGTCGGTGAGCTAGGAGATGGGGTGGCGGACTACTCGAATGTGCCCGGGATTAAATATCGAGCGATAGCGCATGGCAAGGTCGACAGTGTCCCTGTTACATATTCATTCTCGGATGATGAGGATGTGGGGCCACCAGACTGGCGAAATGCTGAAGAATTAGCCCAAGAAGCTGAGAAGGCACTTCGGCAAATAGAGATCAAGACTGGGGATGTGTCGGGAGTCCACACATACATAAAAACTGTCAAAACGGCAGGGTACGCCACTGGATCTGCCGACGATAAAATGCCAGAACCCTACATTCCTAAGAGCGTACGTAGGGAGTCAGAGAAGTCGTACCCTCACTACTGGGAGCTAATCAAATGACCGACACAACCCCGCCACCTCCTGAATTCGCTGACACGATCGACACTGAGCGTGACGCCGCGCTCGCCAAGGAAATAGCCACGATGTTTGATTCCATGGTTCACAACTCTGTCGATGAGGCCAAATTCCTGATCGACTATATCCGCGAGTGGGAATACGCCTACCAGTATCATCGGGAGCTAACTAAATAATTATCCACATGGACAACACTGACACACTTCCGCCACCTCCTGAATTCGCCGAAGCACTCGACGCTGAGCGACTAACTATGTACCCCAGTGCTGAGTTTGAGTCGGTCTTGGAGTACGAGATGGCCCTAGCTTCCCTAGGTTGGTCCGACTCGGCAAACTACGTGCCAAGTATTTTCACTGGCGTGTGCAAATAGTCCTTTACCATTTCTGAGACCTTCCGTACAATAGTTACATGAGCAACACAGCAGAAGCAAAACTAGACCATTGTGACAGAACTGAACAGATCGCTGCATCTATCAACGCTAACCCCATAGCACAGAGCGGCGATATAGATAATGACGTGGCCGCATGGATAGAGGCCGCTGTTCCTCCTGAGGATATCGACGGTTGGCTGAGCGTCAGTGTGTGGGACGCCGGCGCGTGCGCCAAGCTGCGAGCGGCAGGGGTAACCAGTGACCAGTTCGAGGGGCTTGACCAGGAGAAGCTCGACGGGATCGCATTCGACGGTAGCGATCTCGCCTACATGTACTGCAACGGTGACGTCTCTCTCGCACGAGTACTAGAGGTACTAAAATGAACGAATTTCCATACATTGACTTAAATGGAGACAGGTTTAGAGTGCGACTGAGTAAGGAGTTTTGCGACAGCTATGATTTTCAGTACGATGACTGGCCAGACTGGTTTACGATCCCGCTAAGTGACCTTGAACACCCTACCCACCTGCACCACTCTGTGCGGGAAGAGATCTTTGGTGTAATAGAGGTAGTAAAATGAGCCTACCAGACGCATTTATGGGGATTTTTGACATGAAACAAGTGAAATCAACTAGACAGCAGGCGTACGATCTGCTATGTGGGCTCAGGAGTGACCAAACAGAAGAGACATGGTGGAGAATTATCAAGCTGATGTCACACACGGTAAGCCGCGACTCCGCCTCGATCCTAATGCATCGTCACCTGACGCATCCGGACTGCAGGGAGACCGAGTCACATATTGTGGGACTAATCGAGGAAGGGCTGAAAAATAGTCCTTGACCAACGCGCCAAAATATACGACAACTAGGTAGTCAGGGCAGCACGGAGTTGCTCGACGGGGAGAAGCAGAAAATGGCAAACCAAATCATCAGCGAAAAATCAGCAGTAAGACTCGGGATCGTATCAGAGAGCGGAGACATGCTCACACACGGCGCAACGGCAGCAGACGTCGCTAGAGAGGCGATTGCAAGCTTTAGCTCGATAAGCTCTGCACAGGACGCTGCAGCCGAGATGGAATCAGGCGTATATGTGATCGATGAGGATGGTGAGTCGCATTATTTTGGTTGATTAACCAATTTGGCAGGGAGAAAAAAGAAAATGACCAATATCTACGTAAAACTAAGCAGCGCAGGGATGGGTGAGGACGTTACACAGGAGGCCTTCGACTCTTGGGTGGATTTCGTTGCGAGGAAGCTCAACCAGGAGTATTTTGCCGATGTCTACGTCGAGCAATTCGAGTTAGGTGCAGATGAGGACGATGTAGTCGAATGTGATGACCTTGAGCTTGAGGTCACTTCTGACATCAGCGGATGCTACTGGGATGAGTGGTGCGGGGAGTGAGGATAGCGCAACGTCTACCGCTAAACGTACAGGTCCCCGGGACCAAGCGTGCGTTTTTCAAGGGGGACCTTGTCTGCTCATGTACGGTTGAGCGGCTCAGTATCGCCATTTCGGGGAGCTGTGAGTTTCGCCTCAGGTGGGTTAGTGAGCACAATGTACCTACAGAGGAGGTGTACTATGGCGATCCTCATATGTGGGTCGCCGTGGCCCCGAGCGAATATTGGCCAAAAAAGTGAAAATAGTCCTACACATTTTCTGAAAGATGCCGTACGGTATCTACATGGACAACGTGACAATCAGCACCGCAGACAACAAGGGCACCCTAATCAATAAGAGCGCCGGCATCAAACTGGTCTACTCGGCAGAGACAGACGCCAGGGTCATTGGCGCAGGGGACGGCAAAATCGACGCCCTAACCCTTCAGGACGCCCTGGACTTGGCTGCCGAGATTCGAGCATGGGGCTTCTACGCCGAGGCTAATTACTACGCTGTGTTGGTGGCTTGAAATGACAGTATCGGAACTAATCAAAGAGCTATCGAAGCTTGACCAAAACCATAAAGTACTGCTGCATGATACAGATTATCAGAGCACATGCAGGGCATATAAGACGGGCACATATTTTGCCGACAACAATGACGAATTCTATGACACGCCTAGTGGTGAGTCGGTCGAGGTAGTCGTTATTTTTGGAGGATGAAGAATGGTTGAATTTTTTATTGAAGTCGGAATACTTGTTGTTGGGCTTGTTGTGGCATGTGTTGTCACATTCACGTTCGACTGGTTTATGTTGTGGTTGTGTGGTGATTGCACCTATTGTTGTACAGAGAGGGAATTGGAGAGGTATAGAGAGAGTAAGGAGTGCGAAAAACACCTAAAGTCTACTCCTCCCCAGGAGTAACATCGCCAGCCTTCTGCCGCATCAAAGCACGGGCCGCCTCTGGGGTGGCCTTTTTTGCGTCCACTTCAATTTTGATCGGCGCCGAGCACCCCATAATGTCGCTATAGGCTTTGGCGGAGGCAATTACCTGATCGCGGGCTTTCAGCCCCTCTTTGGTCATCCGAAATGCCGAATCAGCCGCATCTTCGAGCGCGTCCTCCATCACCTCACGGAGTGCCAGCGTTACGTCGACAGCAGCCGCGTCGGGCTCACTAATCTGACGCCGAACGGTGCGGGACGCCTCAGCACTGAGCTGTTGTACAGTACTGACAGCGAGCCCCCATTCCTTGGCTAGCAAACGCACAGTACGGCCCCTACGCCACACACCGGAATACATCAGCCCTTCAATGTAGGCTATTTTTTCTTCGGTGGTCAGCGTTGTGCCGCGCTTATATGATTTGGGTTTCTTCACAGACACCCGATGAAGTGAGCGTAACTGTGCTGGGATAGTCTATAGGCCAGATATCTCAGGTTGGTCATAGCTCATCATAGCACAGTGCTTCTGCCAACAGTGCTTCGAACAAGCCGGGGGGCCACTCATCACTAGTATTGCGGGCCAGATAAATTAGGGGCTCGATCGTGTTACTAGGGTCCGCGATGCTCCAGGTGGTCGCTTCCTCGCTCGGTGTAGGACCACCATCTGGCCCGACTGTATTTTCAATTGGATTTTTCATTGACTATCTCCCAAAATTGTGATGAACAAGCCGGTTGCCCCAACCTGGCGGTTTTTCATCACGAGCACTTCCCGAGCCTTCCTGGTCGCCATCACGAGAACTATTGCTGTGCGAAGTTTCAGTTTTCCCATAATCACACCCTTACCACACATAGCACCAAAGATCTCAGGTTGGTCGCTCACTATACCACTAGTAGCTAAATAGACGATCGCTAACTAACCACTGAACCCACCTCCAATCCTGGCCAGTCCATACGGCTCGGCCAGAGCCTGATTTGAATCTGCAAACGCACTGAATATGCGTTGGCCCCTGAACTGTTGACTTCTCTTCTGGGACCCCATCCTGATACACGTAAATCTCACGAGCGGGGGTCTCCCACACCCGGCATAGGATCACCTCCTCCCTATTGGGTCCAGCGGTTGGGGCATCAAGCGCGGGGGTTCCCCACACCGGACAGACTTCTGGTATGTTTTTGCCCATAAGCACACTACTACCACACTAGCACCAAAAATCAAGCAAAAAAAGGACCGCCAGGAACAGGGGGCGCAAGGCATACCGGGGGAGAATGGGAGATGGAGAACCCGGGTAGCGCGCCGACTCGCTGTTCCTAGCGGTCCGTAAGCAGCATAGCACGAAATTGCACTATATGTAATTACACGCATTTAGCGCTATTTGCCCCGTGGCCATATGTTATTATGTCGACCGTTTGGCCGATATATCGTCAATAGCTGATGGTAATCGGGCAGGTTCCGAAGCACAGTATATGTGTGCAGATGTGCGAAAAGCCAGTATCCGCCCTAACCTCGAGGCCCACTACCTCACCCGACTCGACTCTCGCTACATAATCGCCAGGAATCAATCCGCCGCCTTGAATTTCTGATGTCGGAACGAAACGTGCGCGCTCTCCATCACATGTTGCAAATTTCATCATGACGGCCCAAACTTGCGCCACCAAGGAATAAAGTCTGCCCCAAAGCACTTTTCCATCATCTTGTCCCATAACAGACCGGATTCCTCCTCGTAGTAGTGTCCACCTGCCACGTGCCGCTCGCATATTCTCTGCAGTAGATCCACCACATCACTAGGCAGGTCGCAACCCTCAACGACATCTGGCAGCTGTTCATGTCGACGCTTCAACTCTGCTTCTAATTCTTCGATGGTCGCATTCTTAAATTTACTCATCACTCTTCCCTTTCCTTAATCGGTTTCGCCTTGTCGAGTTGCTGTTGTTGTTGTTTAGTTAGCTTGGCCATCACTCCCCACCCGGTCTCAGCGCTACCAACTCCCAACCATTGCTATTTTTCTTGTAGCAATCACCGTCGATAACCTTGGCGGAATTGCCTGCTATCCGTCGACACATTTCCCTGGAACCGCTGCCTGAGGCTTTCGCCCCTCCAACTATCGCCCAAAACAATCCGATCGCTACGAATACTGCGATGATAAATTGCACTATATCCCTACTCATTCTTCTTCCCTCTTCTTCTTAACAGGCTTCGCCTTAAATTTGCTCCACCCAAATTCCTTGGCCAGCTCCATCAACCGAGACAACGGCACACAGGGCTGATGTGGGTATTTGAGCGACACGCCACGCACTTTGGCTTTCTGTAACGCCAGATTCATGGTCGAGTGCGTCATGCCGGCCATCCTCGCGAGCTCATCTAGGCTGAAGCTGGGGTCCTTCAGGTCCCTTTTGGTTTTCTGATCTGCCCTCATCATATTCGCCAGATGAAGGCGAGCCGCTCTCGGGTCAAATTTTTCTTCGCGTCCTACATATTCTCTCGGCATGTCCTTATCCTGGCTAGTCCTAGTTCGCTCAAATGCTTTATGGGCCGCCACGACATCTCTCCTGAGCGGCTCAAATCTAGGTCTACAGTACCATGACATGAGAATCTGCTGGTGTCGAGTCTTTAGCTGAGCAAACCGCTCGGTGACTCTTCGAAGTCTCGGGACGTGGTCATAGTGCATCTCAGGAGGGTCGTACATGCCAAAATGGATCATGTCGATCATGCCTTGGGTGTAGGAGCGCAACCCACACAGTGCATCAGCCTCGTAGAATAGAAACTGAAGCTCCCGGTCCCACACGCCGATACCTGTCCAATACCCAACTGGAGTACGACGGTACCGACGCATTTTTGGCTTAGGATTTGCCATCCCGGGCCCCTTCCGATTCATTCACCAATAGCACCCGACCAAACGGAAGCGTCGCCGATTGGACCAGTCCCAAATCAATGAGAGCCCTTGCTGGCCGGTAAGAACTGGAGCATCTCACATGGCCTTTGGTCTGCACCTCATCGAGAAGTTGCTGTTGTGGTTTAGTCAGCCTAGCCATCGCTCCCACTCACTGGCACTAGGCTCCACATCTGGCACCACGGCGAGCTGGACACGCGGAAGATCGCACCCTTCTCTGGTAGCTCGCCAAATCTTGGGCTGGGGCGCAGTTGACGGACCATCAGCAGATGCAGCTCTCGAAGGTCTCCCGTCGTTCGTTCGTCAACCAGGTAGACAACCGCTTCCGCTCCTGATTCCTCGTAGATCATCTTTCTCATCTCTCACCTCGGTTATTAGCGCTCCACCATCCTGGTACATTGTCGCGAATTAGGAAGAAATAATGGTCTAAGAGCCTGATCCGACGAAGCTCCCTGCGTCTTTTTCTGGTATCAGGGCCGTGACGGAGAGCGCGTGCATAATGCAAATTTGCTCGCTCTTCCAACACCATCGCCCTAAGATCACGCCTCTCCTCTTCACACCGCGCAAGTTCGACATCTACTTCTGAGGCGAGGTAAACAATCTCTACAGCACTTAGGTCGACATCCTGATCATGAGACCAGGACCTCATGGAATATTTTTTCATGTTACCACCACCCAAGGGTCTCCTCATGTGACTCATCCTCATTCAATAAACATCTAATCATTTCCATAATTTATTCCTCACGCCGGGCAACTGCCTGGCACTCCCTCGTCCCCCGCACACTCACACTCCCCATCATGCCCCTTATCAAATATGCACTCCCCTCCGCATTCTAGTTCTTTGGGACAAGGATTGCACTCCCTCTCATGGTCTCTCTGGAGGGGCATAACACATTCACAGCCGTCGGTGGACGATAGTTTACAGCCTTGGATTTTCATCTATTCCACCAATTTTCCCCAACTTCTGGTATCGGCCCTAGCTCGGGGTTGAGTACATATTGCACGTGCGGGTACCCTATTGAGGTTTTCCACCGTTCGCCATCCCATTCGCCTACATCAACAACGTTGTTAAATGTCTCGTACACAGTGTAGAGCCCAGGTAGCAGGAAAACATCCTCTACGTTTGCCCAAGTATTACTCGCTGTCATATCTCTCTCCAATAATATCGCAACCTACCTCATTGCCGGACTTCACGGGGACCGGCTCCCTTCGTTCAAGCGGCTTCCAATGAGTTGGATGTTGCGAGTATAGCCCACACCAAGCAGCGTCTGCCGACCAGTCCTCATAGGACTCCAAATAACACGCATCCCACACCCTTCGCCCGTCGGTGACTCGAATGAGTCGACCGTCCCGTGGAGCATCCTGGATTGGTCTCCATTTAATGTCCATGTGGTGCCCTTCTCCCATATCGCTCGAAATATCGCTCATACCGAGCACGTGCCGCCATTCGCTCCAGCTCTGCAGCTGCCATGATTTCTCGTCTACACCTCATGTTTACCAGCTCACGCTTAGCCTCCTCGAAGAAGTCTCGCTTGGACAAGGCGCTGATGCCTAGACTGTAGTGATATGTTAGCGTAATGGCAATGTGCTTTTTGACATTTGATCGATGGCAGCCGAAGCTGTTTTTCACAATCCTAGCTCGCGTATTGATGATTTCGTTAATGTCCATCCTTGATCCTTTCAGCGATTCGAATGCACCAAGAAAAATTACGAATGAGCTGGCGGTAGCGGTCCATGTCACCGTACCTGAGGTATTGCTGAGCCTCCCACCATCTAGTAGTAGCGCGCTCTTCAAGCAGCTTCACGAGCATTCGCCTTCGCGTTCTCGCAAATCTAGCCTCCAATTGACGCCGTGAAAATACTGGCTGCTGGACAATTAGCTCCACAGCTAAGGTCTTGTTTTTTTCGTCAATCTCTTCTATGAGCCTTGAAGCCTCGCGAATTTCGTTGGCCAGAACCATTAGCACTCGGTCACCGTCAGTGATGCTCTGTAGCGCATTCGCCAACTCGCGCAAAAACTCAGTCGCTTGTTTTGGTATCATCTGCCACCTTCAGCCGCTAATTTTGCTTTACGCATCGCCTCGTTCGCCAGCTCAACCAGATCGTATTCGCGCTGGATGGCCAACTTTGATCGCGCGGCGCGGCCAGCATCGGTATTGATCCCACAGTCCCAGCACGGAAAGCCAACTTTATCACACTTTTCACAGTCGCTCACTTTAGATCCTCAAGAGTAACCTTGACCCTGCCGGTGAAGCCCCAGTCAGATGGCTTAACTGACGCATTGGGGGTTGTTATGAGAAAAATCGGTAGCTTGCCCTGAGTCACTCCACAGATCCTTTTGATCTCATCACGATGAGCGTTGTGTGGATCGTTCGGGTCGTCGAGCAAAGACAAGTTTCCTGACATCCAGTCCCCACAAGGCCAGCTAGAAAACCTAAACTCATAGCATCCAGCTCGCTTCGATGGCCTCACCTTGAACCGGCTATTGCTATCAGGAGTGATAAATGGATATTCCTCCACGTTCGGCACAGCTAACGGTCGATTCCCCTTCGCAAAATCAAGAACGCGTTGACGTTGCGGCTCGGAGGTGATTTTTACCTCCCCTGACCACATCCAGTCCCCGTCACACCGGCTGGAGCTGGAACTAACCTTTAGGAAGCGCGTCCCGTCCTGAGTGGCGAACGTAATATACCTCTCAACCGTTTTGCTCATCACTCCCACTGTGCCATCGTCAAACCGCATCTCATTCGCGGCCATTTTTACTCGCTGGCCGTCGACTAGTTTTTCATCATCGGCTAGTGGGCAATTCGCTTCCCAAAAAGCCTTGAGCCGGTCATAAGCCTCAAGTCTCTCGAAATCTCCTAACCATTTAACGTGTCCATCGTCGCACCACTCGCTACGAGAGACCGAGAGAGAGTCGCTGTAGCACGGGCTAATGTAACCAATGTCAGCAACAGCATAACCGCACGAGAGGGTAATCTCGTAACTCTCACCGTTGATTGTTATCTCATTATCAGCTAATGGTCGATTAGCCTCCCAGAATGACTTGCACCGGCGAAATGCTTCGGACTGTTCTGCCTTAGATTTCCAGTCGAGGCTAAGAAGCCAGCGCTCCACCCTTGCCTCTGGATCCCAGTAATAGCTATATCCAGTAAATCCTACATTACCACCAGAGATGTACAATGTTCGCACCTCACCGTTAATAAATACCTCATTCTCAGCTAACGGTCGATTAGCATCAAACCATGCATCGCCATCTCTGCACCAGTCTCTGCGCAGGCCAGTCGACCATTTGCACCACGCGGAATCGTTGCCAGCCCTACACATGCGCATACCGCCTCGCCACGCGAGTGTGAATATTTGCCCTAGTTCATTGCGCACCTGATTTGGTGCGCACTGACAATGCCTATCAAAGTACTCTAGGCAGCGAGTCCAGAAGTGGCAGCTGGAACCACTTGCTGAGACCCGCTTCTCAAGTTGCGACCTTGTCCGTATGTGATTTTTACCAAGATCTGACGAGAGATGGAGCGAACCATCTTTGACCGAAAGTGTGTAGATACCATAGTTATCCCGCGCCTCGTTCTCCTCCTCAGGTCGCTTCTCGCGAATCCTACGCCGAGCGAGTTCGACGATGTCGGATGGACAATTGTCAGGGAGACTCGCCAACTGTGACTCGTGGTTAAAGAACCTCTCGATCATCCCCCCTGTGACTGGTCTTTTAACCACTACACCGGGCCATATCCTCTTTTCATCCCACTCACTTACTGTCCATTGTGGGGCGTGATATTTGAGGTACCAGGCGCGTAGGTGTTCGCGTTGTGGGTAGTACCTCTCAGGTAGCCCTTGCATCTTAACCGCCTCGCCAGGTTTCATGAGTGAGCTGAAAGACAGGTCATCATCCATTACAGCCGCGGCACACCCATCCTCCATCCGAAATGTCACGTACCCATCAGGACCGTAGAATTCGTTGTCATCCATAGCGCGATGCTTGCGGATTTCATCCTTTGCTGCATCAATGAGTTCTTGTGGGAACTTCTCAGAAGCGCTTGGCAGACCGTGCTCGTGTGAGTATCCTCCATACGAGTCACCTCCTGTCGCAATCAATAGATAGTCCTCCAGCCACGTAAGCTTGTACTCAATAACTTTTTCTGTTTTGATTGTAACTTTTCTCATCCCTCTACCTTAGCCTCTCTATCGATTTGATATGATCATCGACTCCAGCAATTAATTTAGCGGCTTCGTTGATTACGTCACTTGTGTAAATCGTCTCAGCGCCAGCCGCAATGCATCCCGCGTAAATCTGACTAGCAACCGCGAGCAACTCTTCTCTCCGAAATTGTCCAGTAGTATTGGACGCGGTGGATTTCTGGACGGTGTATCCCTCGCGGTTAAGGATCCATTTGGAGGTCGCAACAGCTTCGGCGAGCGACAACTGAACGGTGCCACCAGCGTCATTCCGGACGCAATAGCTCCCGTTAGATGTAATACTTACTGAAGCTGCATCTACTGTGATTTGGTCGGTCATCTCTCCCCAAATTCTGCCCTCAGGCGATTGTGCATCTCTACCATCTCTCGTGCTTCGCTGATTGATTTGAGTCCCATCTCCACATGTTGATACGCAGACTCCTCGATTGACTCAGCAGCCGGTACTGTAGGACGCTGGCTCATGCTACCACCACTGACCGGCCAATGACTGCTGCTTCGAACCCGTGAGCTTGAATCTCCTGCGCCAGACCCTTCGCTTGGCGGGTCGAGCTGACACTGATCCGGCCGAACTCCACTCCCGTGACCCTCACATCTGACTGGCTGGAGTATTTGATGCTCACTCCAGTCTTGGTGTCGTAAAGGGTTGCGATGTCTTTTTCTGCGCTGATTTTCTTCATGTCTCATTATAACGACAGGATTCTCCAAACCTCAAGCTTTTTTTTGATTATTTTCCTAAGTCACCCCGTGCGGGAGGGGCCCCCGGCCCGAAGGGATCCGGGGAGGGTTCCCGTGCGTAGGGGACATGTTTAGTAGTATAGGTCAGGGTACAGATCCGACTCAAGCAGCCGGCATTGCTCGACAGTAAATAGCGACCCCTCCTCAACCTCAACTGACCATTCGCGCGTCTTATCGTCGTAGATAGCTTCTCCTGCCAAACTTCTGGCCCATTCCTCAGCTTCTGCCCGCGTCATAGGACCCCATAGCCCCTTCCGTGCTGCATCCCAAGCCAGTATATCCGGCACTCAAGTTGGCTATCCAGGCGTATTCCCACCTCCGTCTCCACTATCCATCCATCCATAAATGCATGCCGCGCTTCACCTCCAATTAGATTGGCCCAATGTCTCGCTTCAGCTTCCTTCATGGCCGCTGAGTATAGTCTCCCATTCGACTGCTGCAACCCATATTTACACCTTTCTACAATCTTATGCTCACATCATAAATATCCAGTGCAATAGTAACGTATATGACGATTTATAAGATTTATACCTCGTACCCCAGCTTTTTAGCCATCCGGTATGCTATCCTTCGGAATCATTAACAATGCTTAATAACAATTAATAATTAAATATCTATTACTAGCTGTACAAGTGTGTCCTCGGCTCGCTCGCCCTCGACGCCCCCCCTTACGGGGGGTACGGGCTCGACTACCGGGCCACTTACGCTAGACAGAGAATTAAAAGGGGAAAAAGGGGAAAAATTAGTAACTCGGTTGCTGGCTGATGTTGACTTCGGAGCAACCGCTATGCTGTATTTGGAGCTGATTGCGTCTTGAGAATGGGTACAGTGGAGATGGAAATAAGTAGTAGAGCTACCTACATACAGAGTAGGTACAACATTAGGTGCAGCTGCTGTCAGGCCATGATCTCGGTGGGCGACATGGGGTGGCGGACTGGCAATATGATGTGGTGCCCGGCGTGCCCGCCAACGGAGGTTATGTACCTCAGGACGAGACGCAGAAAGAAAAAGGGGCTAGGTTAACCCCGGCCCCTTTCCTCTATCATCGCTTCTGCCAATCCTGGATCGGTTATCACCCACCCGTCTCCGCCCCGTTGGAGGACATCGGCAGCGAACATCCTACCGATCAGGCCCCCTTTGCTCGGGTTGGTCTCTAGCTTCATTTTTGCCTCAGGAAGCCGCTCATTTTGCACTAGGTAGCACTCTAGGGCTCTAGTGGAGACGTAAGGGGCGCCCTGTAGTTCCTCACATTTGCTGGCGTACCAAGCTCGTTTGAATCTGGCCTTCGAGTCATTTAGGGCGGCCACTTCAAATGGGTCTAGCGGCTTTTCGCTAGTAAAGGAAAATACTGCGCTCTTTACTTGGTCGCCATCCTCATCTACCCACGGGATTGGGGTGCTAATTAGCTCTCCATAGTGTATGGGGAGAGCCTCCGTGTCTTTCATTTTCGTTTGAACGATTTCGATGCCGGGCTGCAGGAGTATCTCGACGTCCATTGCCCCTCGCCAGGCTCCGGAGCCACGCGAAGTCTCGGTTGTCGCTTTGCCAGTATGGTGCACCAGCAATATTGTGGCATTAAACTCGTCCCGAAGACGGTCGCATGCATGGATCATTTTCCCGGCGTCTTGGGCACTGTTCTCATCGCCGGACAGAAATCTATGCAGGGTGTCGATCACGATTACGCCGGGGACTTCGGGTAGTTCAGCGATGGCAGCCCGGGCCTTGTTAAATCCATTTGGTGTGTCTAACTGCACTCCAGACCGGCTAACCCACACATTCCCGGCGAGAGTTGGGTCTCTCTGACGTATGGCCATTAGTCGGGA